ATGGCACAGGAGCGGCAATTGCACCTCGGCGCCTTCATGCGCCCTGTCAGCCTGCATACAGGGGCCTGGCGCTACCCCGGCGCCTATCCAGACGCGAACTTCAACTTCAAGCACTTGAAGGAGCTTGCGCAAAAGCTGGAGGCGGCGAAATTCGACGCCTTCTTCATGGCTGACCACCTGGCCGTGCTCAACATGCCCGTGGAGGCTCTGAAGAGAAGCCAGACGGTAACCTCCTTCGAGCCGTTCACGCTGCTGTCGGCGCTTGCCGCCGTCACTGACCGGATTGGCCTCATTGCGACGGCCTCGACGACCTTCGACGAGCCCTATCACGTTGCTCGCCGCTTCGCCTCTCTCGACCATATCAGCGCCGGGCGGGCGGGCTGGAACATCGTAACGACGGCCAATCCCGATGCCGCGCTGAATTTCGGCCTCGAGGAACATGTCGAGCATGGCGAGCGCTATCACCGCGCCCGCGAATTCTACGACGTCGTCACTGGCCTCTGGGACAGTTTCGCCGACGACGCTTTTACGCGCGATGTGGAAAGTGGCCAGTTCTTCGATCCAGCCAGAATGCATGTCCTCAATCACAAGGGCGAGGAGCTTAGCGTGCGCGGCCCGCTCAACATCGCCCGCCCGCCGCAGGGATGGCCGGTGATCGTGCAGGCGGGGCAGTCCGAGCCGGGCCGCCAGCTTGCCGCCGAGACAGCAGAAGTCGTCTTCTGTTCGCCGCGCGACCTACCGGCCGCGCAGGCTCTCTATGCCGATATCAAGGGGCGCATGACCGCGATCGGCCGGGATCCTCACACCCTCAAGATTCTGCCGGCCGCCTTCATCGTTATCGGCGACAGCGTTGAGGAGGCGCGCGCGAAGCGGGCGCGTCTCGATAGCCTCGTTCACTATGACAGCGCCATCGCCTCGCTCTCGATCGCTCTTGGTCACGATGCTTCGGGCTTCGATCCGGATCGGCCGCTGCCTGATATAGCGGAGACGAATGCCAGCAAGACTGGCCGCGCGCAGGTGCTGAAGCTTGCCCGAGAAGAACAGTTGACGGTTCGCCAGCTCGCGCAGCGCTATGGCGGCTACTCCGGCCTTGCGTTCGTAGGAACGCCCGAAACGATTGCCGACCAGATGACGAAATGGCTGGTGGAGCGCGGTAGCGACGGTTTCAATGTCGTCTTCCCTTATCTTCCCCAAGGTCTCTGCGATGTCGTCGATCGGCTCGTACCCGAGCTGCAGCGGCGAGGGATTTTCAGGCAGGATTACGAGGGCACGACACTGCGTGAGCACCTTGGCCTTCCTCGACCCACCAACAGATTTTTTGCAAGTCCCTGAACCGCGATAGATGGCGGAAGAGATGTCGGACGAATTGTGCTGTACGCCGCGTCCGCGAATTTCCGATATCATATTGAAAATAATAGTAATTTTATCTCAATAATCCGTGCGGATTCGCTATAATTGCGCCTGCAATGAACTCCCAAAGTGGGGAACGACTTGGCACGAGGGCTCAACAAACTCTCGGCTTCTGCACCGCTCTCGACTTTTGAGGAAAGAACGTCGCGATATGGCTACGACAGTCCACCACGAGAGAACGCTCATTGCGACAGGTTCCTCATCATCAGTTGGCTCCCTGTGCCCGCACTTGCAGCGCATAGATCTGCTGAGCGTTTGTCGGCGGTCATTTATTTCCACTTCCCTGCGTAATGCCCCTCGCATCTATCTGATGGCGCGATACATTGCTGCCTGCAGCGTAAACCGCCCCGGGCGAGGAGAAGCAAAGATGAGCAGATTTCGTGCTTTAGTAGCAGCCGGAGCGATGATTAGTCTTTCGGCGCTCTCATCGGCATGCGCGACTCCCCCGAATTCGATGGGCTCCGCATCAGGCTATCAGCCTGGAGATTCAATGAATCGAGCCTGCGCGGATGGCTTCAGGCCCAGCGACGGCCGCTCGTGCAGTTACTGACGGGCGGTAGCGCATGGTAAGCAGATAACTGGCAAATCACTGATCTCCTCCATCCGCTTTCTTGATGGCATCCCAATACGGATAATGCTCGGCACACCACCATCGCGTTTCAACGCCCTTGGAAGAGGCGTGGCCGAAGCCTCCCCATTTCCCGCATCCCTCCACACAGCAGTAGTGGTTTACGTGAATGTTGGCGCCAGGTGCCTTCGAGTGGTTTTCGATGCTCATCGCGACAGATTCCTACATCAATCGCGCGCCCTTATGGCCACACTCGCATCGCATCAGACCTGCGACCTGGCCTCGCGTCAATCCTTTTCGAACTTCCTTTGTATCTCCCACCGTCGACGGGTTTGCGCCGCTTGCACTGTGGGCATGGGGCGAGCAACGCCTGATCCTGCGCGAGTTCGCAAAGAGTTCGTTCCTGGTCAGGCTAAGGCGCCGGAGAAGGGATGCCAAGTTTGCTCGGCTGAATGATCAAAGGACAGTCGCCTTGTGCATGAGCTACCAGATGGAAAGTAGTGTGTTGGCAACGTGGCAATGGCGATCGAAAAGGAGGGTCAATGGCATATCAAGAGAATGGAGAACCAGGGTTCGGTTTTGACCATCACCTGCGCAACATCCCGATCGTGCCCGAGGAATTTTTGAACGGCTAACCTGCATCAGTGGTCTAAACAAGCTCTGCCGACAGCAGCGCCTTCTCAAAGCGCTCGCGCGCGAGATCAGGCGATCCTCGGCCGCGGATTGCAGCGAGGATCGCCGCCACGGCCTTGTCGAAGTTACGATCTTTTGCTTCTGGCCAACTGGTGATCATGAACTCTTTTGCCGCCAGCGGTCCAAAGATCAAATTGCCGCCGGCGCGGATCGGTCGATCCCATAGTACAATGTTCACTTGCACGTCCTTATTGTTTTTCTACTAGAAGCATAATGCAAGTTGAGCTCAGAGTCCAATGACGGTGTCGCGTGACGGCTTTTGTTCGCCGTTCAGCACGCTGCCAACCCAGCAGTCTGATCAAGAAAGGAGTGGTGAAAACACATGCCCATTCTCACATCTTTTCGCACTCAGGCGGTCCATTTCCAGGCCTCGGCGCTGCGCCCAATGATCCACGACAAAATCTTGCCACAGGTCTGCGGCCGGCTTCGAAAAGCTCAACGACGCGGCAGCAATGCGCCCCACGGTTACCGATTCCGGAAGCCTGGTAGCTGCGAACTACAACAAACCCGCCAAAGCTCTGGACGAAAGCGAATCGGTTTCCATTTATCATAATTGGAAAAGTCAAGGGAGGTTAGAAGTATGGATGGCGAAATCCCCGTCTTTATCAACCCGATGGACGTCGAAATTGAAGGCAACGGCCGATATCGACATGCTGATACAGTCGCGGATCTCGCCGCCATGCTCCTAAGCAGCAAATGGCCGAAAAGCCGCCCATCGTTCCACCGTGCACTTGTGGCCTCCTTGGAGGCCCTGGAATTCTACACTGATGCAGCGACGGCTCGGGCCGCTTTCGTAATTGCGGCACACGAAGCGGGGCTGCGCGTTTTGCCGGACGATGGCGAGGCTTTGCAAAGGAAGCCCCGCAGAGGGCGGGGCTTAAGAAATGATGAGCAGCGCCCTAAAGCGGGCGGCGTCGGAAAGTACGCCTCATAGAAGGCGGGTCCAAGGTAAGCACATGATTGTCGCTCCTCGACGTATCACGCGACGGCGGCCGCTTTTCATCGCAATGACGCTAGTGCCGTTCTTTCTTAATTGCGGATTGCCAAAGGTTGCAATCGCAGATCCCGTTACCGATGATGGCCGCGCCTTGATAACGGCCATAGGGGAGAACGATTTTCTTAGCGCTCGCACTATCTTACGTCGCGGCAATGTCGACGGAAATGGATTTGCCGATGGGCGATTCAAGCGGAGCTTTGTGAAGGAAGCTCTGCTGGCGCAGGCTGATGATCGTTTGATTGACCTGCTGATGGAGAACGGCGCGGACCAACAGGGATGGGACTATTTCGCCGGTCGTTACTCGAGTGCCTATGCTGTCGCCGTCGGAGGAATCAAAAGACGCGGTGCTGAATCTACGGTTCGGATCATCAGGGCGCTAAGGGGTAAAAAGTTCGAACATATCCGTGGGGTGAAAGAGAACATAAGTCTCCTTTCAGTTAACGGGCTTCCCTACCCAGACTTCATCTCCATCGTTGACGAGTTGGCCGCCGATGGAATTGACCTGAAGGGAGAATTTCGCAACGGGACGCTCAAGATGGTGCGAGTTTTCGATACTGGCTTGGAGGCCACTTGGCCGTATCTTCTTAAAATAATTGATGTGAATGAGGCCGATGCGTGGGGAAATACCATTACGAGCGTATACGCTGGGGCCAATTGCACGGTGGAGAGTTGGCAGGAAGACAATCCAAATTGGTTTTGCAACGAGGATCCCGCCAGGTTGAGGAAGATTGAAGCCGCCGTCCATTCGCCGGGGTTTAAGGGGGATACCCTTCTTCAAAAGGCCGGAGGCTGGACCACGTTTGACTACCTGGGCTTCACATCTGGTCAAACTGGGAGTTGCTTCAGCATCCCACGCGACGTCAGTCCTGTTCAGGATGAAATTCGGGACTTCGTGAAATCCACCTTCTCTGGAGAACTATCGCAGTGGACACCTGTGAAAGACCCGTCATGTTCGGTGCGCGGTTCGACTGTCATTTGCAAATGCCTGAGGCCGTAAAGCAGGTTTGCGAAGGATGCTCACCAGGGCGGCGCTTTGATTTTTTGGCTTTATCCCGTACCACCGAGTCGTGCTGCAGCCGGCGGCGGGAGTGCCGAAGGCTGTGACTGTCCGGTGGTGACGGAACGAATGCGGATCGGTGAAGCGCGATAAGACGCTAGGCGAAGTTGGGCGAGGGCGGTCAAGTGTTCGTGATAGCTCTCGCATCTGCTTGATGGTGCGGCATTTTTGCGTCTAGGACGCAAAGTCTCAACGGCGAGGAGACCCCACATGAGCAGGTTTCAGGCAATGATAGCAGCCGGAATGCTGATCTGTCTGGGTGCGATTACTTCAGCGTGTACGACGACACCGCGAAATCCAAACCCGCCTGATTATCAATACCAACCCAGGAACTCCGTAAACCCGGCTTGTGCCGACGGCTTCAGGCCGAGTAACGACCGCTCATGCAGTTACTGACCGGACCACGGACTATTCCTTCACTGGGAACACACACGACACGGGGGCCGCGGAGGCGCGATCTCTATCGCCGGCCGCGCCTCAATTAATCGCAGAACGCCGACAAGGCTCGGCACCGTAATTTCTCGGATTTGGACGCCTCCTAAGTGCGGGAAGACCATTTTATTTAAGGCTGCCGATCACATCATCGTGACGTGGGACCCATGTTGATTTGTTCAACCGGAACCATTCGTGCGCCAACGGCCTCAAAGGTATTTTCTACATTTTGAACCGCACTGAGCTTTTGTAGCTTTTTTCTGTCCCCGGATCTTTGCCTGCACGCAGAAGAGCTTTCGCGGAATCGCATTGGCTTCGCGCGTCCAGCAAGGAAATCTCGGGGTAGGGCCCGATCGAAAGAAGCTTTTCCGACCCATTGTATCGGCATTTCAAGCGCCAGAGCTTTGACCCGCTCGGCGTGAGCAGGATGTAAAGCGCGCCGCTGGCCGCCATCGAATACCTTCCAATGGTTTCATCTCAAAGCGGTGGTGAAAACCTTCGGAAGGTCTTTTGTTCCTGCTCTCTTTCAAAAAAACTCCGCAGCGCCTAGCGGGAGATGAGTAAAATCAACGCAATGCTAGCGCTTTCGTTTCCGAGCTAAACCGTATAGCGTCGCCCGGCATTGGCTCCTTATCCTCCTCAGCCAGAGTTTTAATGAGAATGGTGACGACGGCCTTTGCCGCAATTTGGTGCCGGATAGCGGTGGGGTTCACGGCAATCGGCATCATGCTTTGTGTCGCGGGATGGCTATTCGTGTTATTGATTTGTCTCTGCCTGATGCCGCTCGGGATCAAACGGCCGGCTAGTCGCGCTGAGCGTTCCGGCGTCCCGTCCGCCAGTAATTCCGCCTGATTATCGCTCTGCTACAAAAAGCCCCGCATGGGCACAAGCGGGGCGAGGAAGAGTGACGTGGAAAGGAACGGCAGGTGTGTCAGAACCTACCGTGTATTCGCTCAACGCGGCTCGCTGTGTTTCGTTCCAACTGGCTGAAACCACGCCGTAACCGCCGATTTGTTCCGTCATCAGATCCGGAATGCTCCGAGGGGTGTAGCATGCGAGGGCACGCCCGGAGCATTCCGGTGTCCGAGGGGTTGGGACAGCATAAGTTATGCAGGGCCGGGCCGGCTTGAACAGTTGGACCAAAGTCCTGAATTCATCAGAGCCGAAGTCCCTGATTGATCGGACTTAGGTCCAATGTTCCGAAACAACGCCAATGGTATCAATATTCGAGGCCTGAGACACAGCCTTGCAGACGACCGTGTGAAAATCGGAATGGGAATAAGACATGAAAAAGTTCGCTATCGCAGCGCTGGCGTTTGCGACTGCGTTGTCAGCGTCGCCGGCATCCTCTCAGATCTACTTTGAGTACGGCGCTGGACCTCGCTACTACGATGATCGGCCAGCACCACGATACTATCGTTACCCGCCACGCTACGCATACGATGACGACGATGGCGACCCGGGATATGGTTACGGCCAACGGTGCTGGACACAGAAATACTACAGATACAGGTATGGCCACCGCGTGGTGCGATATAGGACCGTTTGCGACTAGACTAGAGCGCGCTGGCCTTTGACCTTTGACCTGGCGAAGTCGTACCGGTCGCGCGGAGCCTGAACGACGAGAAAAACTGTACCCGCCCGCTTCGCGAATGAAGCGGGCGGGCACCCGCCAGAGCATTCTATCGACAAAATGGAGTGGGGAGAAAAGGGGGAAGCCTACTTTTGTTCTTTGAAATACGGAACAAAATCAATGGCATGGAGGGGAATTTTGGCGGAAGAGGTGTCAGTCGATTTCAGAGGTTTAAACGGTTGTTTTTACAGGTGAAGCGCGGTTCGAATGTCCATGGATGCCCGCATCTGTGCCCGCAATTTCATTTGCTGGAATTTGCTCCCGATTCGGGCAGTTACAGAGATAATAGAACGCCAATCATGCTGCGAACAGCGGTAGTGACATCTGCCACGGCTGATTGCGCACCGAGGCTGTTCGCTCGATCTTGTCGCAGAACGCCTTTGCCTCGATCCACGAGTTTCCATCTCTCCCCTGCTTCCGAGCTGCAAACGACCACGCCATGCTATCCGCCGTCGCGAGGAGAAAACGAACCGCCGGATGAAGCAGGGATGTCTGCTTCACTCCGAAGCCATGCAATTCCAGATCGGGCCGTACAGCATGGATGGCTTCCAGCACTTCAACTATCTTTTCCGGCGTCCCGTTACGCTTGCAAACGCTACCGACACCCACCCACATGCCAGGCTTCAGACGGTCACCGTAAGCTCGCAGGTGCTGGACGTAATCAGCCGGGTCGTAGCCCTGAAGCACGGGCATAACCGGGAAAGGACACCGACCTCCGAACAGCCTGTCCAGTTCAGCCACCAGAGCGTCGTATCGCTCAATGGTCAGCCGCTGGTGATCGGAAACAGTCAGCCCGGTTTTGCCAAGCATGAACGCCTCGCACATGTAATCCTGTGCGACAGCAGCCACGATCTTGACCACGCCAGTCGAGTACAGCCGATAAAGCTCAAGGGCGTAGACGGATACGCTGGCCCGATACTTCCCGTGAAGCAGAAGCTCCGTGAAGGCACCACTGTCAACGAGAACCTCCTCGCATTCGACAGGCTTCTTTCGACCCCACAGTCTCTTAATGCTGATGCACGCTCGTCGAAAGAACCGAGCGTCAGAGGGCTGATGCAGCCCTGTAAAAAAGCGATCCATTCATGCGGCGTCCTGGTGGCCTTCTTGCCATGCCTGAATGTCGGACGCACGCCAGCGAACGCAGTTCGCGCCGAGCTGCTTGCCGCGAGGGAAGGTGCCTGCCTCGATCCATCGATAGATGGTGCTCGGGTTCACCTGCGTGATTGCCCTGATATCCTTCAGGGTCAAATATGGATCAACCGGGACTTTGGAAAACTCGGACATTTAGACCTCCGGCCGCTCGATGTAGCTGGCCGCAATCAATCTGATTTGGGGAATGGCGATGTGCTCGCCGTCGGTCTGTCCGCATCAGCAATATGCGATAGCATGCGAATGGATGCAAGGAGGGTTGTTTAAAAAACAACTGAAATAGTTGAGCGCGGCTTCTGCGATCTGCGAGCAGTTAGATATGAATAGGACCGTAAGCTTCTTCGAGGCGGCGGGTGACTACATCGACAGGGTCGGTGAGAATGTGTTCCGTTCCGCAAACTGAAACGACTTTGGTTTTCTTCGGCCCCACCTCTGAAATTGAGGTCACGTGGTTAGGATTGATACGAATGGCGACGGGTCGCTCCGCATCGTCGACGGTGAAGTGTGCAAACATTTAGTACCCCATTAAGTTGATATCGACTAACACGCGAATCCCGAAATACGCAAGGGATGCCATGGCCTTGGCGTCATCGATCTTCCAGTCTTTCTAATCTCTCTTCTAAGTCGTCTATCCGGCGCATTGCCGCTGCGTACAAATCCATCAGAGAGTTACGTCTTGTTTTGCAGTGGCAGTCCGCGTCGTCGTTGAGCGCGCGGCTCCAGCAGCCGGGGACAAGAAACCTGCCGCCTGGCACGTCCTTGTCTCTGACCCAGTGGCAGGGTTTCACTCTTGAGCCCGGGTGAGCCACGTGAGATCGCGATCAATCCAGCGAACTAGCTCGACCTTGGCATGACCTGAGATTCCCTCCCGACGCTCGCCTGTGAACTCCTCAACCGCTGCCGATGTCAGTAGGGCGATTTGGTGTCGATGCTTCAGTACCTGCCGAACGAATAACGCGCCGGTTCGAATATCTCGCTTCAGCGAGGGGCAGTGTTCCAGGCATACGACAGCGCAATCCTTGTGCACCATTGGCTCGACCTGCATCACGCACATTCCACCGCCGCCGCTGACGACGGGCCGCGCGTGAGAGAGTGAAACCTTGGTTCGGCCCTTGAGAGGCCTAGCGCAAAGGTCGCACCAGTCCTTCACGATCGCTTCCCGCTGCCGCCCCATGTGAGGCTTGCCAAAGATCGGTTTCCCGACGGCCCGGCTGCTCGGTTCGCAGATAGCTTGCCGGCCGATGTGTTCGCAGACGCCAACCGTCATCCGGCCTTGCTCGGATGACCAAAGGGCAGCGTAAGGTACGGGCATCGCGCCGTAGTGGATGATGTTTTTTGCGATGTTCATGGCCGCACCTTGACCGCTGCCGCAATTAGCTTCGCGGCCATCACTGGGTGGCAGTGGATCTCCATAAGACGCTCATCGACGATGAATTCCTCTGAAGGCCGGTATATTGGCTTGATGTTCTGCCGATGTTTCAGCCTACGGCGCCGGGCGCGAGCTGGCGAGCGAACCTTCGACCAGTCTTCGCCGATGCAGACCACCATCGCGTTGCTTTCGCGGATCCAGTAGCCGTTGATCCTGTTTGGAGCGTCGAGGAACCAATTACGCACTGGGGCGGCCCTCTGAAGTGCTGTCTGTGGCGGCTAGGAGCTGCTCGATGGCCGCCGCTGCGCTTTCCGCGAGAGCACGCGCGAAGTGGATTTGTCCGTGCTCATTCTCTGGAAGTGTTTCCGGCATCCACTCTCTGATGGAAGCAGCAGCAATGCGAAGCCCTTCGAGCTCGGCCCTCATTTCCTCTCCTGGCTGCTGGGGCGCGGGGGTGAGTTGCCCGCGTACGATCGCGTTGTGTGCGTCGGCGATCGCTTGCCGGTCAGCCTTCGTAACGGGACGACAAAAGTTTATTTGGAGGGTATGGCCGTCAGTGCCGGTCGACATTGAAATCATGTCGTCGAGGAATGGCTTAAGCTCGGTCTCAGTCACTTGTGAATCCTCCCAAGTTTGTAGAAATCGCCGACGTGCTTCTGCAGTTGATCGAGCTTGCACTTGTCGGGAGTATGCCCTGGCGTCATCGCCCACAGCGAGCCATTCAGTTCTGCGAGGTTGGCCTCAACGCGCACCGGAGGGATGCCGTAGCTGAAAACGATGATATCGCCGGCGGCGACTGGTTGGCCATCCATGTCTCTAGAGGCGGCCATGGGCGCCCGCCGCGGTCGGTCCCGGCAATGGCGAATGCTTCGGCTTCGCGGCGTGTTTTGCGCGAATGGCCTCAACCTTCGTCCAGATGCGGGCGAGCTCCGTTTCCGCCGCATCGTGCATGTTCAGAGCGTTGGCCAGGCACAGAGCCGCGAGCGTGACCATAACGCCGCCCACCTCCTGGTGGGGATCGCCGATCTCACGACCGTAAACATAGTCGACGAGCTGGTGTGCCTCATCAGCGGTGCAACCGGTGGATTGGACAAGCTCAAGGGCTTCCTCAAGGAAGCGGTGGTTTCGCTCCTGGCGATCGCCGGCAATCATTTCGCCGAAGCACTCCATCATCCATGGCTGAACGCGATCTTGGAACGACCCCACCACATTAGGCTGGGGAGCGGGCGGTGGAGCGGATACTGCCGTGTTGAAAGCTGTTTCAACTGCTTTGGCTATTTCGAAATTGCTTCCGAAGTCTGTTTGGTAGTGAGGCCCGCTCTTCGGATCTCCGAACGAAATCCACATCGAGCCATCCCTTCGCTGACCGACCTTGCAAGGTCTGTATCTGCCGACGGCATCCCCAACCACATGCGGAACGGGCGGGTGGAGATAAACAGGTCCGAGCTTCTGCCAGCGCGGGTTATTCTTTTCAAACCCCCACTCAACTTGCTGCACATCCACAACCTGCTGCAAGCCGGTTTCCTCGTGCTGGAACGCGTAGCCGTATGGTTCAGACAATGCCGTTCTCCTTCAAGAAATCTTCGATACCGATCGGGCGTTCGCCTGCGGTGTAGTAGTGCTTGATCGCCATGGTTAGGGCCGCCCAGGCGCGGTCATAGATATCGGCGAGGCGGTTCCATTGGGGTGCGCGCTCCGGCCGGTTGAACGACGGCTTGCGAAACATGCGATCGAGCTTGCGGCTGCGGGCATTGAGCGTCTTCCACCGGCCCTTGAACTCGCGAGGCATGGTCTTCCAGCACATCGCGCAGACGATATAGGTCGAGCCGGGATGCTTCTCGGCCGCCGCGGTGCGGTTGCAGTTGGGGTTGAGGCAGCAGATGCGGTTAGGCGTTGGCAGCATCGTGGAGCGCCTTGGCCTGCATATATTTCTCTTCGAAGTCCTCCATATATCTCTCTTCGAAGTCCTTCCCCGAAAGCGGACCTTCTGCTTCAACAAGGTCAATCCGGAACCGCTCATCTTCGATGAATTCGACCGACACGATCTTCGCGCCTTCCCAGCCGCAGAAATCCGCGGAGGTCTCTATGGAGTGTGCCCTTCCGCGGAAGAATCCGTCATCGGCTAGACCCGGCACTGGGCCCTCGATCCGGTGAAAGGTGTGGCCGTAATAAACCCCGGGCGCGTTCTCATTGATGTAGGCTGCAATTGGCCTTCTCACCGCCCTGGGCGCAAAAATGTAGAAGCGAATGGGATCGCCGCTCAATCGCTCCCATGCAGCGTCATCGAGCGCCGCTCCTAACGTTTGGGAGGCCAGCTCACGATCGCGCGCTAGAAACGCAAGGCCGCTAAGCACGCTCCAAATGTGGGTAGAAGTTAACTTTATAGGCTCATTGGTCATCGCGTGTTTCCTCTGTGAAGGGTGGTAAATCTGGCTACGCCGCTGCCGCCGTCTTGGGCTCAGTGAACGTGCGCACGATCATGTCGAGCTGGCCAAAGGTGAAGCGAACGCGTTCGTCGAGGCTGCTCTCGAAAACGATGAATGCCTCGTTGGTCCAGCCTTGGCGTTCGCGCACGATGCACTCGTGAATGAGCCGGAGAGGTTCAAGCGCTGCCGCGACCGACGCGCGTTGCATGGCAATCTCCTGTGGGATGTTGCTCATGAACTCGATCGAGGCGTGTGGGGAGCACCAGGCGCCGTTGCCGATCGCGGCGGCGCTCTCGCTCAGGATCGTTCGGAGCTTGTCCGTGTCGCTGAAAACCTTATCGAGAGCCGTCGCGATCGCAGAGAGCTTCTGCTGTGCGGAGCCTTCGTGGGTATCGTGGTCGCGTTGGGCTTTGCCCTCGGCATAGGCGAGGTCCCAATAGTCGCCTACCAAGTGGAGGATCTGTTCTTTCGGGCTCAAGACGCCGTCCTTTCCTGAATATGCCGGACGTGCATCGCGATCAGGGGGAGACTGATGCGCATAAAGGAGGAGGTGCCGTACTCTCCGTTGTACATGCGCTTGCCGATGATCATCTTGTCTTCGCGGAAAGTGATCGCCTCAAACTCAGTTTCGAGACCGGTTACGATGGCGCAGCGCTTCGCGGTGCCATAGGCGACACCGTGCTTCTTATCGATTGCGAAAAAGCTGAGACCGGCCTTGCGATCCGCAGCGATGACTTCACGAGGGAGGTCAGGCTTCACCGGCGTCTTATAGTTGACGAGGTGCTTAAGGCCGTAGACCACAACCTTATGCCGGATGGATTCGGCCGCGCAGCCGTATCGGGTGCCGATCTCCTTCAAGGACATGCCAGCCTTCAGGTGCTCGGCGAGGACGTCGGCAGTCGGGATCTTGATTTTTCCGGAACGGGCCGGTGATTTCTTGCTCATCAGTGCTTCTTTCTGGTGGATGCAAAGTTTTCGAACGCTCCCTTGTCGCCGACACAGCAGCGATAGATGAGGTTCACAGGTCCGATGCCGTCCCAGCGGGAGCTGTACGGCCACCGAAATTCGATACTGGCCGGTGCGATCGTCATTCCGGGGAAGTCGAAATGGAGGGCGGCGCTGCCGATGCCATAGGCGCCGTCTTGGGCCAGCACGTAGGCGCTGGGTTTAAAATCGTCGGTGGCACCGTGAAACGTCACGTCGCCGAACCGCTGCCGTACCACTGCGCGCATCGTTTCAAGGAAGGCTTCGCCGACGCGCCGCTTTTCAGCTTCGACACGATCGTCTGCGGCTTTGCACTCGGCGCAGCAGTAGACAACGCTGCCTTGGATGCCGAGCACGTCCTGGGTGGAGAGGCTGTTTTCCGCCAACCAATCGAGATCGATCTTGTTGGCGCAGCCGTGGCATTCGAAGTGCCAACCGTACTCAATCATGAGGCTTGCATGGACGATGCCGGAGGGAGCGCACCAGTCAGCCCACTTGGCGCGGTAGGCGAGGACGTGCTCTGGCTCGCCGTCAGCAAATTCACACGCTCCGCGGCGACGGGCCTGCTTAGCGCTCTTGGCGAAGACAATGCCGCCGGTGTTCTCGCTGGCTTCCACTACGACATAGGCGCGTTCAGTTGACGGCATTTCGGCGCTCCCGCAAGTACCATGGGATTCTAGGAATTTCGAATGGCTTCATCGTCCGCTGGTACTCGGCGAGAACCGACGGGACTTCGCTCCAAGCCGGGATGGTCTGAAGATCAAACCACGGGCGCGAGATGCGCGGTTCGCGAAGCAGGGAAATCCGAAGACGCAGCCGAAACACGTGCTCGCCTTCCGGGGCGTTGGGGCGGCGAAGCAATTCGACAAAGAGCGAGCGGTGCCGCGAATTGAGGTACACATCCCGCTCCCAGGCGACAATCAGGTGCTTGAGCATGAGGATCATGAGAGCGCCTTTGGAAATGCCAGGTATTCTTTGCCGTCGAGTAGGCGGCCGGCGGCATGTTTGCCGACGCGGTACATGGTCATGATTTCGAGCTGGACCGTCGCGAAGGCGCTGGGGTCGCGGTGCAGCTCCCGTCGCTCGACGCGACGCTTGATGAAATTCGCACGCACGGCCGGATGCAGGTCGCTATCCGGCGCCCATTCGCCCCACTGCTTGAACAAGAACGCAGCGAGAACAGAGCAGTCGCGCCGAATATTCCGCACCCAATTCGGATGGATAGGGCGGGCGTTCTTGCCGCTTTCGCCGCCGACAATCACCCAGTCGAGGCCGGGAAGGCGCTCGGGCAGGCTGCCATTGCGAAGAACGCTCGAGGTCGACCACGTACCAGCGATGCCGTCCAAGATGAATTTGCCGACGCGGAGCTGGCGGAGTTTCATCGGCTCAAGCATCGGCTCGATGCTGACGCCTACCCACGGGATGCCGAGCTGCTTCTTGAGCTCGAGCAGGCGAACGATGTCGCGCTCTGCCTCCCGCTGCGTGACAACAGTCACCATCAGGCCGATGTGCTGCGGCCAACCGCCTTCGCGCCACGCGGCCGGGATCATCTTCAAAACATTGCTGATGCGCTTGGTCAGGAAGATTATCCGCACAGCGTCGGCCGCAGCCGCCTGGGCGAACAGCTCGCTGCGCAAAGCGTCGTCGGCTTCATTGTCGAAAGTGTCAGACATTGACTGCATGAAGACGCGGCGAGGGCGCCCATACTGAGCATGGAAGTCCGCTGCCGAGCGATGAAGCTTTGCGAGGAGGCTGGGCGCGCCTTTGATCGCGCGCCGCTCTGTGTTCGGTCCCCACAGCTTGTTGCCACGGAAGTTGTTGTAATCCTCGGCATAGCAGTTGTCGCAGCCGGGGCCGACTTTCGTGCACCCCCACCAGAAATTCACGGTGCCGTCGCACCACTCGATTGCGGAGCGTTCAGCCATTGGAAATCCTGTCAATGTTTTGAAATATTGAAGTGAAGGTGTAGGCAACGACCCATGGGTTTAGGTCCCAAAGACTCGGGCTTTTCATGTTCCAGTGCGGGCCGCCGTGAAGCTCGTTGATGAAGTTGGCGAACGCGGCGACGGGATCTCCGAGGCTAACGTCACTCTCTCCCAATGGCCGCTGGAACGCCTTGCAAAAGGTGCCAACATCTGACCAATCCATACTCCAGCCCGAATACTGGCTTCCGAAACCGCTACAATTCGGCCGACAGGTCGCACCCTCAGCGATCGCGTCCTCGTCGCTAATGTCGCGTAGGCGTTGAACTCGAACGTCTTTGACCAGAAGCGTGATGCGGGAAGCCCACCGAGGCATCAGAAGAGAAGGGCGCCAGAAATCGGGACCCTTCGGCGGGTAATATTTGAAGGCGTTTCTATCGCCGGCGGGATAGCGGATTTGCTGGTGCTGCTCCGTCCAACCAACCATCCCACGCTGCGCCGCGTAGGCAACCTCCACACAGTCGGCATGCCAACCGTGTGTGCGCCAAGTTTCCCTTACCCATAGCCGGTCACCAACCTTCCACGGGATATCCTGTTGGCGCCAGCTTTCGTTGCCGGCGTCGAGGATGTAGCTATCGGACCATCCGCCACTGAAAATGCTTGGCCGTCTCTTCCCGCGCGGTTTGATCACGCGGCGGGTTTGCGTTTTCAGATCGGCGAGAATGGAGCGCACCATTGGCCCGGAGAACAGAGCGCCGTGATCAGCCATTTGAAACCTCCCCAGGCGTGAGCGCGACGCCCAACTGCTTCAGGCAGATAGAGGAGTGCCCATGCTTCTTAGCGTGACGCATGATATGGAAAATGATGTCATCGACGTTGTTGCGCGAACGGGCCGCCACTGCGGCAATCTCGATGGCAAGGCCCCGGTCAGCCTGAAGAGAAAGCGTAGTTCCGCCTTCGCCCCTTTCCCACTCAACGGTCGCAAGGAAAGATAAGCCGTTGTCCTGGCACTGCTTGCCGAGCGCCATCAGAGCTGGCGCGATCACGTCGTCGTAGAACTTCTCACGATCAGCTGGGGTCATCGCGCTTCGACCCCACGCAATTCGGCCTTCTCGGTCACATCGACGATAGCGACGGCCTTCATGACCCACTGGTCGAAGTCGTTCTTCTCGGGCTCGATGACAATCGGCTGTTCTGTGTCAACGCTGTAGTGGATCGCGACGTAGACCGCCGCAATCAGCCGATCATCCGGCACCACGTAGATGTGCCTCACGCCGTCAACCGGCTGAGCATGTTCGTTGTGGTCGCGCACCGCATGGACCGCTGCGATCATGTCAGCGAGGGAGACCTCTCTGAGGGAGGGCAGAACTGGGCTGTCGGTCAGGCCCATCGTCAAAAACGCGCGCTGGGTAATCCCCTTGGTGATTTTCAGCGCCTGATCGAACGTAGTAATCGGTGCCGCGCTCATGCCGACACCTCTTCGCCAATCGTGCCGACAAGAGCCGTCGCCAGCTCGAAGGCAACGACGTAGCCGCAGCCTGGCTGATCGGCCCAGCGTTCCTTTTCGCGCTCGGGCTGCACGACGATCTCAGCCGTCGCATCCCAAATGGCGGCAACGCAAGCTTTCGGGTAGCTGGCGGTGGAGACCTGATCGCCTACCTTGAATGGCACGGCGATGCCGTGTGCCTTCACCCAGTCAGACTGGACCTTGCGATGCGCCGACGAGAGGTCCGCGCTGTCGAGGATTTCCACCAGGCGGGCATCCGGTTCCCAACCGTGCCGGCGCTCGAGCGCACGGGAAAAATCGTAGCCGTTGTTGTCGAACGACGTGGAGAGCTGGTGATAGACGCGATCGCGGTCTACTCCCGACTCCTCCAGCCAGTCGATGACGTCATCGAGAATGCCTTCAACTGCGAGGGCGCGAACCTCGCTTGATCCATACCTCGGGCGCGCGGGAATTGCAGTGTCGTTCATGTGATTGATCCCTCTTGCGATCGTTTCAAGAAACCGCCCGGCCTGCGGGCGGAAACCAGAAGCGATCAGTGAGCGGAGACTTTGTTGGCGACGGTCTCGGCTATGCCGATGATCGACTTGCGCGCAGCGGCGCTCTGGATCTTCGAGAACGCGCGGATCAGCTGCAGGCCCTCAGTGGTCGCAGCGAAGGCCAGGATTTCGTTCTCTTCCTTGGTGCTGCCATGGTCCGGCACCTCGTCGAAGAAGAACGAAACGTTGGTTTGAAGAACCTCGGCAATCCGCTGCATGCGGCTGCCACCAACGCGGTTCACGCCACGCTCGTATTTCTGGACCTGCTGAAAGGTGACGCCCAGGGCGGTGCCGAGCTTCGTCTGCGACATGCTCAGCATCTTGCGGCGCATCCGGATGCGGCGGCCGATCTCGACATCGACGGGCGAAGGCGTCTTTACCTTGTAAATGGTCGCAGTGGTGGCGTTGGTGGTATCCAGCATAATCATTCTCCTTGGCTGGTGGATAAAGCGGTGTACTCAGGCCGCGATCAGCGCCTTTGTGCGCGGTGCGGGTGGGAGTTTCTGGCGGGGGTGAAAGATGGGGCCGCGGCTGTGCTGCGAGTGGAAGCGGTACCAGGCGTAATTACTCTTGCTTTGGTGCTTGGTGTCCTGAAACCACTTGATGCGCCCAACGCTAACGATGTCCGAGCACATCGGAATCAGCGGTGCGGCCTCGACTTTGTGTTTGAAATCTGCCTCGAGGAGCAGCCATGTTGGCGCGATCGACGCAAAGCGCCGTACCATCGGTTCAAGCAGTTCCCATGTGTAGGGCGGATTGGTGATGATGGCATCGGCGATCGTCCGCGCCAGCACGACATCGGTCAAAGCATCGGTGCCGGTCTGAATGTCACCGGAGTAAACGCAGAGCGGTCCGAAAGACTCGATGTGATTGATCAGCTGCCCGTTCGCGCAGCAAGGCTCCACAAAGGTCCGGACACCCGTCAGGAACGGCTTCAGGGGCAATGCCGCGCGAAACGGGGTAAGATACTCGTCGTGCTTATTGCGCGGAAAATCGGAATACTTACTCACTCAGGCGGCCCTCTCGCCGTACTGATCGGCCACCAGGGCGCCAATCACCTCGTCGACGTGGCAATCGTTCCACCAGAAGGCATACTTGGCATCGGCGACCATGGCGCCGGCGTTGGCGGGGTTGGAATAACCAAGGCGGATCCCGAGGCGGGTGTTGCCGTAGTCAGGGTAGAGGACCGACAGCGCCTCGAAAGCCACATGGCGGGCGCGGCGGACGTTCGGCTGGGCCGCAGCCGCTGCCGACAAGGCTCGAGCGAAGATTTCAGCGGCCAGGCCGCCCGTGGAATGGACTGCCAAGCTCATGCGGCGCTCCCAATGAATTCGTAGGATTGGCTCATCAGGTCGACGCGGTTGCCGAGCATGAGCTCGTGGAGGATTTCGAGCTGTTTGACGCTGAGATCGATGCCGGCGTGCCAGAGCTCGATGATCGATGCGACATCGGCCATGTCGGTTGCTTCGCCGGTCAGCTCGTCTGTGGTTGGATCGTTAGCCACAGGCGCCTCCTAGCGGTTCAGCGCGTAGTGGCAGACATCAAACGTGTGCCCGGCGAGGCACGTCGTCATATCCTGCGACTGGAATGAGGAAATGAGCGCGAGCGCAATCACGCTCGCCAAAGCGGCCATACTTTTCATGTGGTGTTGCTCCGTGCCCCAACGGCGACGCAGCCGTTGTTTACGCTCTCATGGTTGCGTTTAAAACAACGCAAGTCAAGAGAAAAAGTTGTTTTTGAAACAACCAACGAAAAGGCACGTGTTAGCGCAAAACGCCATCAATCCCTTGATTGCGACTTTTCAGCTATTTGCAGGCAGGGTAGAGGCCGAGGGGATCGCTGATCTTCAGGCCCTTGGGGAATGGGCAATCCGCCGATGCGCTCGATTCGGTCGCGCGATCGGGTGTGACCAGGCGAAACGCGGCGAGCTCGGTTGGATCGAAGACGTACATCTGCGTCGAAGGCGTCTGCATCGCACGCTCAAGGGCTTCGAGATCTACGCCCATGGTCCGGAAATAGGAAAGCAGCGTGCCACTGTAGGCCTGCGAGGTTTCCATCGCATGGGCGCCGTCGATCGAGCCGTTGAATCGGAATTGGTGCATGCCCAGGCGGCCGCCTTCGACGACTTTCCGTTCGGTGCCGCCAATGAAGGCGAAGCTACAGGCGGAGAGGCAGGAGCCGTCTTCTAAGATCATGGTGCGAATGGCGTTGGCACGGATGAGCTTGCCAAGGGCGATACCCCCATCGAGCGACCCACCGGGCGAGTCGAGCACGATTACAGCCGGGGCATGCGGCTGCTCGGAAATAAAGCGTTGGAGCCTCTGCGGGCTTTGCGACGTGATTTCACCGCTGACGTAGAGGTATTGAAGGCCGCGGGGCGTCGTGTGGCGGGAAATGTCGATCTCGGCGCGGGCAGGGAGGCCGGTGCCAACGGCTAGAGCAGCTATCAGTGCGCCCCGGCGCTTGCCCATTATCCCTTTGCCTTCTCCGATGGCCGGCTGCCGGTCTGCGCGTCCATTGTCTCGAAGAATGCCTGGAGCATCCGGATCGCGCCTTCCTTCTGTTCCTCGGTTCTATCGCGGAACATCTTGGCGATCCAGTCGTCGTCCGGATGCCGGAACAATCCGGTCACTGACGTCTCAAGGAGGCCCGCCAGGGGCTCTAGGTATTTGTCGGAGGGGATGACGCCAGAGAACCAGCGAGAAACCACGCCTTTATCCACATCGAGTTCGCGCACGATGTCGGCCTGCTTAAGGTGCCGCCGCTCCGTCCACTCGGGGATAAAATGCCTTTTGCTATCTGAGGACATACCGTCTGTCCTGCTTAACGTTGTTCATGACGCAACCCTACCAGCGGGCTTGTTTTGATGAGTTGGCGTGAAAAGCAACCTTGGCTCTTGACGAAAGTTGTTTTTAACGCAACATTTGGAGCATGCAGCACGACACGCCCCTTTCACCGATCAAGCAGTTCCGTTCTGACCGCCACATGAGCCTAGAGGCCTTCGGCGCGATGTTCGATCCTGCGTTCAATAAGAGCACGATCCTGAAGTGGGAGCGTGAGGGTGTTCCCCTTGAGCGCTGCCTTGAGGTCGAGGAAGCCACCGGCATCTCCCGGTACGTTCTTCGCCCTGACGTTTTCGACCTGTCGAAAATCCCGGAGGCGCTCGCTCAATGAACCATTCCATATCCAACCCCCGGGGTTTCGGCACCAGCCGGATCCTGACTGTCGCTGGAACGGGTGTCAGGCCCGTTCCAGCGATCCTCCCGAAGACGATCGACAAGCTTCTTAGCTACCTCGCCGATCGCTTCAGAAAACCCGCACCCATGCGGGTGAGCCAGCAGGCCATGATTGTGAACGCTGTCCGCATCCAGCACTTGATTGCCCTGCTGCCTCGCCAGTCCTCCTACATCCCGCACGGCCCGAACTCCATTCCTTGTTGGGAGTTACGGCCCGAATGCGTGGGTTTGTCGGAAGACGAGCCTCAGTGCCTAGAATATGGCCCAAGAGGCTGGCGCGGTTCTGCCCGCAACAGACCGCAACTTTACGGGAAGAACGCAGCACTCCTGTTTGACGTAGAGGGGCTTACCGCCTGGCTGCGGGATAGGTTTCCGCGATCGACGATCCATCATGTCGAAGCAGAAACCGGCATTCCCGCAGCCAGCGTGGAAAACTGGCTTCACCGGCGCTCTCAGCCCTCGGTGGAGCATTTCATGATCCTTCTCACCGCATTTGGTCCAGCGCTTCTCAATGCTTGCCTCCGCCAAAAGCCGGGGTGGGTGGAACAGGCGGCCAAGCACGAGCGCGCGAGGGAAATCGACGAGCAGATAGCCAAGCTGCAGGGTGAACGACAGCAGGTGGCAGGATGAGGGAAGCGCATCGTGAAGACATACACGTCGGTCGACAACATCATTCGTCGCGCCGAAGAGCGGAAGATCACGGTCGGAATGGCAGCGGCGCGAACGCCGATCCTTTCCGTCGCTGACATCGCAATTGGGCTGAAAAAGCTCATCACAACAAAGCTCTGGTGGCTGGAGAAGTTTTCCCACGGCAACCAGAAGCCCGCCAAAGAGATTGCATCGCGCCGGCACGAGTTGGCCGTTTTGGTTCAAGCCTACGACCGTGTTCTCGGAAGGGGTGCGCATGCAGGACCTCCAACTTGAGGCAGTAAGCGTTGCCTTCGTCGATCCGGCGTTGGCCGTCACCAATCATGCGGTGACCCGGTACGTGCAGCGTATCTTGCACACAAAGCTTGACGGGCCATTCGAATGCGCGAGGGACGAGGCGAGGGCTCATTGCCGCGCCGTTGGCCTCACTATCCGAAAGGTTCGCCAGATCATCTGGACGCCTGGCCTAGCGCTGGCCGTCCGCATGGGGCTTCCGAGCGTGGATAACGGGCATTTCCTGGCGCTGATCGAAACCGCCAGCGGTGCCGTCGTCACGATTTTTCCGCCGCGCCCCAAAGAATACGGCCGCCTGAAGCTCCTTTCCGAACGCGAGTTCGCGAGGAAGGCTCAACGCGTCCGGAGAAAAGAGAAACGCAGACCAACGGTCGCAGGACTGAAGGCGCACCTCGACGAGGAAGGGGTAGAAAATGCATAGTGGAATATCCGGTGCTTCAGCCGGGATGATTAGGGCTGGCGCAAAGTCAGCCAGTGCCGAGGCGATCGGCAAATCCATCGTTCCCGCTGACAAGCGGCAGATAGAGGCCTTTACGCCACGCCAAACGGGTGCCGCAGACGCGCACGGTGTTGCGCGCGACCAGCTCCGTGCCTTCATCGAGCGTATAGAGCGCCTGGAAGAGGAGAAGAAGACCGTCGCCGACGACATCAAGGATGTCTACGGCGAGGCCAAAGGCATGGGCTTCGACACCAAGATACTGAAGAAGGTTGTCGCCCTGCGCAGGAAGGACGAGCAGGAGCGGATGGAAGAGGACGCGATCCTCGATACCTACTTGCACGCGCTCGGCATGATCGAAGCCCCCCCGGAGGGCTGACGAGTGGAACTTCCTAGCTTATTCAAATCCGGCATCCCCACCAAGGTCGACGACCGAGCTGGCGAGATGAACGCTCACAGTCTGTGTAAAAATCTCTCCGAGGCCAACCAACTCATAGATGACGACGATAGGAGTTGTCCTCCAATCGTCCTCGATGTCTACGCCACCTTGCTTTTTGGCAGTTACGCGGAGTTTCAGCAGCGGCGGTTCCTGATCACGTCGAACCCAACCTTCCAACATAATCGCCGGGGTAAACCTCATCGTTTCACTGAAATCAGAGGCCCAATTGGACTTATGCTGCAGCATGCCTTCTCTTTCGAGCCCCTTCTTATCGAATGCGACGTAGATCACCGAGATTGCCTCTCTGTGCAACAGTCGAACTTCGCGGATGATCATAGACCGTCGGTTCCAATTTCTAATCCGCAGGACTGCTCTCTTCTTGAACTCCGTATGCTGTACGGCATCGATGGTAGGATCTGCATCGCCAAGCTGGAAATCCGTCTGCTTCTGCTGAGCGTTCGCTTGTTTGTAGAGACTGCCGATAGTGACAGCGGCAGCACCTGCCGCTGCCCAACCGCTCAAACCGAAGATCCAATCCCGAAAGCAGCTCTTCGAGCCATCACAGAGAAGCTGGTGGGTGCTGGTGTTGCCGAAAAGGAACCAAAGAAAGATCCCCATTATGACCAGTGGTCCGAACCATGCCATGAAACTGTTACTCGCCCGCATGCACTAAAACCCTTCAACCCTTGGTTCCGTGAAATAAGCACGGCTATGGCATCTTCGCAACGGAGGGCTGCATGAGCCGTAGAACCATGCCCTATCATCGCCGCTACCACGGCGACGCTCTGCAGGGCTATCGCAAGCTTCAGCTAGAAGAGAGAGGCGCGTACACGACGATCCTCGACCTGATCTATGACAACGGGGGACCGATCGACAACAACGAACGCTGGCTCGCAGGCGAGCTCAATTGCTCGCTCCGCAAAGTCCGCGTGCTACTCGAAAAGCTACTTACCCTGCGTAAGATTTTCATTAACACTCAGGGTCAGATCAGCAATCACCGGGCCGAGTCCGAGATCGCAGACGCGCTGAAAATCTCGCGAAAACGCGCTGAAGTCGCGACGAAACCAAAGCGAGATGATGGCGATAACGCGAAATTCCGCAATAAAATCAACGAAAAGCCTGAGCAAATGCAAAGCAATAGCTCTGTAATACCAGTACCAGAGCCATATATAGATAATATTAACCCTATGGTGGATGAGGATACGGCGCAGCCGGAGAAGCGAGCGACATCGGTCTCTGCCTCTCCTCCCATTCCCATCGAGGCGCTCACCGGAAACGTCAAGCTGATCGAAGCTCTGAAAGGGCGGCCACAAGGCCGTGCTGATCTGGACGCGTTGTTGCGTGGGCAGCGACAGAAGCGGGGGAGCAGCTGATGCGTGACGAGAAGATGAGCGCTCTGGTTGATGCATTCGAGAAGGCGATTTGCGCTCGACTGATCATGGAGACCGGCAGGACCATTAAGAGGTATAAATCCGCTCGCCGAGAACTCATATCAGCCCTCCCTGACGCTGGCGGCCGACCGGGTGCCGTTTCCACGCAGCACCCGGCCGAGGACAGTGCCCTACAACGCGGTCAGCTGAACCCGAGATCGCTGCCCAGTGAAGCTACGACAGCCGAGGATGAGGCGATATCCGTACATTGTCGTAATTTTTCTGTCGGAAGGCACCCCACGAGTGAAATCACCGACAAGATGGACGAGGCTGGTTATCTCCAGCAGTGCCACGAGTTCACTGAGCGGGTACGCGATATGCTCGGCGCGGGCTATGGCATCGGGTATCAACTCGACGATCTCTTCCGCATCCTGGAAGCACGATCAAAAGCCGCCGAGGAGTGGATCGATCTCACGCTGCGGGTTGGTGTGCTCGAGAGGGCGCTGAAGCCGTTCGCCAAGCTCGCCAGTGTCATGGACGGGCAGAAGCATCGGCTGTTCGTGCAATTGCTGGTCTGCCCTGACGGTGATGATCACCCGGAAAACTACCGGCCAAACCTCCAAGCCGCCCGCGCCGCCCTTCATTCAACGCAGGAGGGGTGATCCATGACTGAGGTGACTGTAGACGACTTTGTCGCCGCATTGGTGGTTCTGGCCGAAGCTGGCATCCCTTCGGATATTCAGGAACTCCTTGTAAGGGGAGACCCGAGCCGAAGTATCAAGCCGAATGCTTTGTTCGACTGCCTCGAATCGCTCCGCTCCAGAGCCGAGAAGGCGGAAGCGGAACGGGATAGACTGGCGAACGTCGTTGAGGATTTCGGCCTCAACATCGACTATGCGCAGGATTATGTATTCAAATTGGTCAGCCACAACGCCTACCTCCAAGCCACATGCGAAAAGCTGGCGAAGGCGCTGGAACCGTTCGCCGATGAAGCTGATCGAATCCACCCAGACTGGGAAGACGAGCGTCGTCGTGGATATCTCAGCCCGTCGCAGGAGCTGACCGTGGGCGATTTCAGAAAGGCGCGTGAGGTGTTAGCAGCGGGTCGCGAGGTGCGGTCGTAATGGCAGGCAGGAAGAGGAAAACCCTGCCGCAGCAGCCCGGGGAGGTTTTGTCACCCCTAAAGGACAAGTCGGCTGTGAAGCGGGGGAAGGCCAAAGCGACGAAACCCGTGACTGACAAGGGGGAGAGCGCTCCAAAGGTGACGCGGAAGGCGAGGGCGACGAAGGCCGCAAAGGAAGTTGCGAAGAATGCAACTTCGGTGGAGCCGGTCGAGCCGGTGTCGTTCCAGGACCGCTTCTGCGGCCTCGCTCACATCATGACGCGCGCCGGTAAGACCGAGGAGGATGTTGCTGTTGCGCTGGGCGTCGACATCGAGACGCTCGTGTTGTGGCGCATCGAGCACTGGAAGTTCGATCGGGCTTTCGATGTCAGCGGCGATGCCGGTGGAAGGCCAACGACTTACGAGGAGAAGTTCGCCGAGCAGGCGAAGCTCCTCGCCAAGCTTGGCGCTACAGATCTTGAGATTTCGCAGTTCTTCGGGGTCGCATTGCGCACCATCCATCGCTGGAAGGTCGAGCACCCCGAGTTCCGCGAAGCGCTGGAGATGGGCAAGGAAGAGGCCGACAAGAAGGTTGAGGAATCCCTCTATCGTCGAGCCGTCGGTTACACGTTCGATTCCGAGAAGATTGTTGTCGTCGACAAGGAGCTGCAGCGCGTCGAGACGATCGAGCACGTGCCGCCGGATACAAAGGCAGCGATGTTCTGGCTTCAGAACCGTAGGCCCGGCATCTGGCGGGATACCAAACACATCAAACATGATGTAGAAGAGGACAGCGCGCTCGGCTCCTGGCTGAAGGACATCAGCGGCCACGCTTTCACCCCCAAGGACCAAGACGGTCCTGCATCTTCGGACGCACCGCGAAACACTGCTTTCGCTCCGCGTGACGACGAGCAGGACACGACGGATGCTGTATAAACACCTTGCGGGCATTACGGAGGCGGAGCTCAAAGAGAAGCTCAAAGATCCGCATTGGCGCATCCGGAACCTCTACTACATCCTCGACAAGGACAAGAACACGGTCCTGTTCGTGCCGAATGAGGTGCAGGAACGCCTCATTCAAAACCTCTGGTACCGGAATATCGTGCCAAAGGCCCGCCAGCGCGGTTTCTCGACGCTGATCCAGATCATGATCCTCGATGCCTGCCTCTGGAATGAAAACCAGACCGGCGCCATCATCGCCCAGGATCAGGACACGGCGACCAAGATCATGCGCGACAAGATCGAGTTCGCTTATGACAAGCTGCCGCCGCCGATCCGGGCGATGATCCCGATCAAGACCGACAACGTGAAGGAGAAGGTATTCGCGAACGGCTCGTCGATCTCCGTTTCGACGTCAGCACGCGGCACCACGCTCAATTGGCTGCACGTCTCCGAGTTCGGCATCATCTGCTACCAGTCGCCGTTGAAGGCTGACGAGATCGTCACGGGCGCGTTGCCGGCCGCCGAGCAAGGCATCATCTTCATCGAGTCGACTGCCAAGGGCAGGGATGGCGCTTACTACAAGATGGTGACCGAGGCGAAGAACAACGCCGATCTCGGCAAGAAGCTGTCGAAGAAGGAATACCGACTGCACTTCGCATCGTGGTGGGATGCCGAGGAGTATGAGGAAGATCCCGAAGCTACGTTGATCAGCAAGAAGGATCACGACTATTTCGACCGCATGGAGCGGGAGATCGGCCGCCCGCTATCTGCTCGCAAGCGCGCTTGGTACGTGGCGACGCGCCGCAATACCTTCGCCGACGAAGACGAGAAGATGTGGTCGGAGTACCCGACGACGCTGGAAGAGGCGTTCAAGGTTTCGACTGAGGGCGTGTACCTCGCCAAGCAGCTAGAGCGCTGCCGCCTCGATGGGCGCATCACCAAAGTGCCGTACATGCCGAGCATCCCGGTCAACACCTTTTGGGACCTTGGCGTGAACGACGATATCGCCATCTGGTTTCATCAAGCCGTCGGCATGGCAGATCATTTCATCGACTACTTCGAGTGCAGCGGCGAGCCCTATTCGTTCATCGTGCGGGAGTTCGACAAGCGTGGTTATGTCTTCGGGCATCACTACCTGCCGCACGACGGCAATCAGCGGCGCCCGGGTGCTGTGATGATTCAGACGCCGAAGGACATGCTCGAGGGGCTTGGCCTCAAGAACATCGAGATTGTCGATCGCACCCCCGATCTCGTGAACGTTGGCATCCAGCAGCTGCGGGACGACTTCTCGACGTACTACTTCGACGAGGTGAAATGCGCGCCTGGCATCATCCATCTCGAAAACTACCGCAAGGCTTGGAACGAGAATATGGGCGTCTGGTCTGACCGGCCGCACAACAACGGTCACCAGCACGCAGCGGACGCGCTTCGCCAGAAGGCGCAGGCCCGCGACGAGGTGCGGCGCCTTGCAGTCACTGGCGGCGGTAGAACCCGTGTGCGTCGCGGCAACAGATCAGGGATGGCAGCATGACGCCATCACAGCAGTTTTCACCCTTGGGCAAGACGTCCTCCATCTTTCAGGAGGACAACCTTGACACCCGACCTAGACCTAAATCGTAGCCAGTGGACAAAAACCCGAGGGCCAATTACCGCTATCGGAACATGGTTGCGGCTGGATGGCTCTTTCCGGCCCTGCATGGTCCTAATTCGAGCGGGCAGCGAATTGGAGGACGGGCTGATACCGTGTGTGGTCACGCAAGACCGCGCATGGGTTTGGTCTGAAGAGATTGGCGATCCCATCGAAGCCGCCCGCACCGCGATGCAGTTCGCCGACTGCCTCAGACTTTCCCTGCATGACAGACGCACGCTGATTTTCATCGCGTCGTTCATCAACGACATGCTCGGCGATCTCCTGTCCATCCCCCCGTACCAGCCAGACACAACGCCCGTGGTCGCGGAAGCAACCATGATCAACCACAGCACCGGCAGGACTGTGGAAACGGAGATGAGAGATGTTTGATCTTCAGGCGGATGACGGCTCCGTCCGAAAGAAGAAATACAAGTCCCCCATACCGGACACCCCGGCGCCAATGCGCCAGGTCGCGGGCAACAAGCTCGACAGCGGCCCAATGCAGCGGCTGCATCTCCGCCTGCTCGACATCTGGCAGCGCGAGCTCGATCGACAGGCGGACAATCGCCGCGATCAGGCGATCGACGAGGATTTCTACGACAGCATCCAGTGGACCGAGGACGATGCGCAGACGCTGCGCGATCGCGGTCAGATGCCGCTCGTCTTCAACGTCACCGCCACCACGGTCGATTGGGTCATCGGCACGGAGAAGAACAACAGGACCGATTTCAAGGTCCTGCCGCGGCGGAAGGAAGACGGAAAACCGGCGGAGCGAAAAACCGAACTGCTGAAATACCTTTCCGACGCCAACCGTGAGCCCTTCGAGGTCAGCCGCGCCTTTGCTGATGCGGCGAAGGTGGGCATCGGCTGGATGGAGGACGGTTGGCAGGGCGACGAGGAAGGCGAGCCGATCTATTCCCGCTACGAGAACTGGCGCAACATGCTGTGGGACAGCACCGCGACGCAGCTCGACATCGAGGATGGTCGCTATGTCGGGCGCTCGAAGTGGGTAGACCTCGATGTTGCCTGCGCCATCTTCCCCAAGCGCAAGTCGATACTGCGGCGCTCGGTCGATGAGGCCGACAACTTCGCGATGCTCGACGCTTACGGCGATTTGCCGATGGACCAGCTCGAGCTCGAAAGCCAAGGCAAGGGCGAGAGCGGCTACACCAGTGACCAGGTCACCGGCTATCGCCGCATGCGCACCCGCATTTTTGAGCTCTGGTTCCGCATGCCGGCCGAAGTCGAGAAAGTCCGCGGCGGTGTCTTTGCCGGCGAGCTCTTCGACGAGTATTCGCCTGGGCACACCGAGGACGTCGAGAACGGCGAGGCCGAGGTAGTCAAGAGGGTGGCGATGCGGACCTATGTCGCGTTGTTCACGTCAGCGGGCCTGCTCTGGCTCTCGCCATCGCCATATCGGCACAACAAGTTCCCGTTCACGCCGATCTGGTACAAGCGTCGTGGCCGTGATGGAATGCCATATGGGCTGGTGCGCAACGTCCGCGATATCCAGGCGGACATCAACAAGCGCGCCAGCAAGGCCCTCTACATCCTCTCGTCGAGCAAGGTTGTCATGGACGATGGTGCCATTGATGACATCGAAGAGTTCAGGGAAGAGGTGGCGCGACCAGACGCCATCATCATCAAGAAGTCTGGCAAGGAGCTCCGCATCGATGCCGATCGCGATCTGTCGCAGTGGCATTTGGAGCTCATGTCGCGCAACATCCAGATGCTGCAGCAGGTGGGCGGCGTCACGGACGAGAACCTCGGGCGCTCGACGAACGCTGTTTCAGGCGTGGCGATCGAGGCGCGGCAGTCTCAAGGCGCGTTGGCGACGTCGGGCCTGTTCGACAACCACCGGCTTGCCCAGCAGGTCCGCGGCGAGAAGAAGCTCTCTCTGACCGAACAGTTCATGGATCAGAAGAAGCAGTTTCGCATCACGAACAAGCGCGGCTCACCTGAATACATCGGCATCAACGATGGCCTGCCGGAGAACGACATCATCCGCACCAAGGCGGACTATGTCATTTCCGAAGAGGATTGGCGCGCGAGCGTCCGTCAGGCGCAGGTGGACAAGCTGCTGGAGCTGATGGCGAAGCTCGCTCCCGTCGCCCCCCAGGCGGCTATCGTCACGCTCGATCTGCTGGTCGAGTCGATGGACATCCCGAACGGCGACGAGATCGTAAAGCGGATTCGGCAGGTTACCGGCATGCAGGACCCCGACGCTGAAGAAGACAGCCCGGAGATGCAGGCGCAGAACCAGGCGAAGGCCCAGCAGGCGGAACTGCAAATGCAGACTGTCATGGCGCAGCTGCGCAAGATGGTCGCCGATGCAGCCAAGGCCGAGGCCGATGCGGCGAAGAGCAAGGCGCAGGCCGAGGAGATCGGCGCGAAGGTCGCCTCTACCAACGTCACCACGCAGAGCACCGCGCTCGATGCCGCCGGCAAGGTTGCGATCGCACCGGCGCTCGCCGACGTGGCCGATCATCTGCTGCACGAGGCGGGATTCGTATCCCGCACCGAGCAGGAGAACAATCTCAAGCAACTGGCCGTCGCCGCTCAGCAACAGGCGGCAGCCCAGCAGGCACAGCAACAGCAGCAACCACAGATACCGCCCGGAGCAGCCGCACCGGCGGACAACAGGCCAGCTCCGATAGGACTGGGTTAACGACGAGGGCGAAATGATCGACAAAATGAGTGCGGAGCAGCTCGCGCTGCTCACAGACGAAGAACGCGAAGGCCTCCTCGAGGAGATCGACGAGGGCGAAGGCGATGAAGACGGCGGCGATGACGGCGCTGACGATACGACTGCCACCGCCGCTGGTGCTGAAACCGGCGACGACGACACAGGTGGGGACGATGAAGACGGCGAAAACAACGGTGATGATGTCACTGCCGCAGAAGCTGCGGCTGTTGCAGCTCCGGACGCGAAGGCAGCCGAGGCCGCCGCAGCAGTGGAACCGCCAGTTGTCGAACAGACGACTGAGGAAGAGCCGGAGGAGCAGGCCCCACGCTGGATACTGCCGGCAGACCACCAGACGAAAATAGACGGCATCGAGGCGCAGAAGGACGCGCTCACCGAGAAGTTCGACGACGGCGAGCTGACCGGCGCCGAGTATCGTGCGCAGATGAAGGCGCTCGATAAGCAAGGCGATGAGCTGAAGAGCCTCAAGATCAGGGCGGACGTCGCGCGTGATACCGCGATCGACACTTGGAGGGATGATGTCGCCACCTTCATGGGCGAGCATCCGGAATACGCCAAGTCGAAGTTCCTGCGTAATGCGCTCGACGCCGAGGTACGTCAGCTTCAGTCGGAGGCGGTAAACCCGCTCAATCCAAAGATCCTCGCGAAGGCGCATGCGAAGATCTCCGGCGAGATCACGTCGGCGTTCAAGCCTACCGATCCGAACCCGGCCGGGAAGCCCACGGGCAAGCAGGCGGATCCGGGGAAGCCAGCGAAGAAGCGGGACGATCCTCCGCCGACGCTGGCGCATGTGCCTGCCTCTGATCCAACGGACGCGGATGATGGTGGCGAGTTCGCGCACCTCGACCGCATGTTGTCGAAGAACGATTCCCTTGGTTACGAGAAGGCGCTCGCCGCCTTGCCGGAAGCCAAGCGCGAACAATACCTGGCTCAGTGAGGCACAATGCTCCATCTCACGGTTAAGATCGGACAGGCAGTCGATATCCCGGGCGTCGGGAGGATCATTCTGAAGGAAAAGAGCGGCCGTTGCGCCAAACTCGCCTTCGACGTCAACACAGATCAAGAGATCAAGCTGCTCCCGATCCCGGGGGCGGACCGTGAGCTGGTCACGAAGTAACGGACGCACGGGCGCAAGAGTGCCCGCTCCGGCATCTGTGAATGTTGCCGATCCCCGTTGACAAAAATCCTAGCCAACTTTCTTGTCACAATTATCGACTGATGCGGGGTAGAGCAGCCCGGTAGCTCGTTAGGCTCATAACCTATAGGTCGCTGGTTCAAATCCAGCTCCCGCAACCAGTCGTCTCCCATAACCCCCGAGCGGACCGGGGCGCGGTATGCAAAGAAGCAACGCGCGTCTGTGTTCGTGGACGTTACCGCGCCCCAATCTGCCTACCAGCAGGATCATTAGGGCATGAGTGAATTACGCCGTACCGCAAGTGCGATCGCTGCAACGCTGTTCGCTTTGCTGCTTCTCCTGACAATCATTCAATACGGCGGCCATTGGGCGAGGGTAGCAGCGCTGTTCGCGGCGCTCCTTGCAGTCATCTCTCAGTTTTCGGCGCAGGACGATCAAGCGAAATTCTTCCATTTTTGGGTTTCGTGGATCGGCTTTTCTGCCGCTGCCTGGGCAATCATCATCTTCGCTTGCGGATTTTGAAGATGAGGGCGGCGATCGTCGGCGCTCTGGTTGGTTCCGTCGCTACAGGTGCGGCGTTGGCGAAGCAGGAGCCATTGAAGCCAGAGCGTCCGACGATTGAGACGCAGCATGACGAGAGCGCCCCCCGGTGCAGGTCTTTCCGACTTGAGTGGTGGGTGAAGACGGCCGAGGGCGAGCTGAAGCTTGCCGGGTCGCAGATTGTTACGAGGTGCGAATGAGTGAAATTTCGAAATTCTGGATGGTCTATGGCGTCGGCCAGCGCGGCTCGACGTATCAGCACCGATCCAAGGCCCAGGCTACGGCAGAGGCGGAACGCCTTGCAAGGTTGAATCCCGGCGCAACGTTCGTTGTGCTCGCTGCCGTGGACGCTTTCTCCGCTGCCCAACCTGTCGTCGAGAGCGTGAAGATCAAGAAGCCAGCGCGCGGCGATGATGGGATTCCGTTCTAATGCACGAGCTTATCAAGCACCTCAAAGAGGCTGAGAACCACGTCACCAATCTATTGGGCGAAATGCTCCATCGGGTGCATGCTAGAGATTGCGAGCCGGTATGCTGGGTGCTGGACCATGAAACCTTCAGCCTAGTGAGGAAGTTCGATCAATTCGGGCGCCTGTTTGGTTTTGGGCGGTCAGGCGAGCCGACGATGATGGACTATCCCGTCCGTCTCGTTTCGACGGCTCGAGTTTTGCCATACCCTATGGACGCCAAACTGGACACCCTGTGTATCCAGCATGATCCAGCACTGCTCGCTATCGAGTATCGCAATCGGTTCGCGCTGACCGGCTACATTTTCCACAAGGTCACTGCAGAAGAGGTCAAGGAGTCACTATGAGCGATCAGTGGACGCCTGACGAGATCGCCAAGATTTTAGAGCATAATTTCGAGCATCATACCGTTACAAACATCAGCAGGACCATAGGCTTGAAGGAGAGCGTTAAAGCAATGCGCGAATATTTGAAGATACCCGTGCGGGTCGAGGCAGTGCAGGCACGTGAGATTATCGCCTCTCCGGAGGACGATTGGAGCACACTGCCGAGCTGGGTCCGCGAGATCTATGCATGCGGCCAGATGGTGATTGCTGGCGACGGCGTCACGCTGCTTCAGGTGCCAGAGGATGCCAAGGCGCGGCCGGAAGACTACATCGCCCGCGACAGCCTGGGCGTAGTTGCCGTATACGATGAGGGGACGTTTGAGCGGGAGTTCGTCAACAGCGAGCCGCCGACGGACTGCGAGAGTTGTGAGGTGCCGGAGCCGGATACTGGTATCGTAACCTCACGCCACGCAAACCCCTGTTATTGGAGCCCCGAGCAGTTGCGGCTCTATTGCGTTGAGCTCACACTGCCGATGACAGGTCCGACCGATGTGACGCGGCACGCAGAGGAACTCTACCGCTACATCATTGACGGGCCGAAGGGTGTTGATGCCACCGCGGTTGCGGCGTAAAATTAGCCCCGCTATGGGTTCACGCTTGACCCGCTTCCGTCATTCGGGAGCGGTTTTTTTCGTGTGCTTCGATTGCCACGATGGCAGAACATCGCCCTGCACAATCGAAATGCCAGCATCTCTGGCAGCCATCACGAACGCAGCGCGTGCAGCATATCCGTTCGACTGAGCTTCCAGAGCTCGTAGGCAAGCGGACTGGGCCGCGTACCAGGCGTCACCGCGTTTTTCAGTGGGCCATTCATGCAGCAACAGATGGGCGAGATCGGCAACGCTGTACACGATCTTGGCGCCCTTCGAGCGCGGCATTACCGCACCGAGTGGTGTGATGGGAATCGGTGAGGGGTTGTCGGTCATGATGCACTCCGACTCTGGACAGATAGCGCGGTCAGCGCTAATTGCGATGAGAACGAACGGAGAACAAAATGCGCGAATGCCGGCTGGTCAGCTATATGGGTGAGTGGCAGGTTTGCTCGAAGGCGCGGCGCATGCGCGACGGCGAGCTGGTAGTCGTATGGATTTATGGGAAAGAGCGGCTCGAGCTGTGCGAAGTCGGCAAACAGGATGACGTCATGGTCATTCCCGACAGCGGTCCGCCCGATTTCCACGGCGATCACTTCATCCACACGATCGACGTTCGTCCGCCCTTCGCTCGATACCCCGAGACCGTCGGTGGCGCTAACGATCCGTGGGCGGCAAATGAGGCGTTCCGGATGATCGTCCGCAACAACCCGCCAACGCATGAGGTGACGTTGCGCGACCGGAGCCGGATCATGCGGCGGATGAATGGTCGCGCCGTGTACCAGGCGCTGATCAAGAGGTGGGTAACGGGGCCCGATTTCGACCCCGACAAGATCTAGCCGACGTCAAAGCCGCAAGGAAATTTGACCCGCCTCGCTGCTGGTCCCGATAACATGCATGGACTAAGGGGCTGCGTTACAAAAAGGACAGTTCAGCAGTCTATATGCGAAACATCCTGAGATAGCATCTTGTCACAACATTGCTGATATGGTTTCACCCTTAGATTGAAATGGGAGTCTGGGAATCAATGGCAACAATCACCGCTACTGACGTTTTTACGCCGAACAGCAGCCCGGTATATACCTACGTAGATCGTGCCGAGCTGGAGCTCGAACAACGGCTACAAGACGCGTTCTCCATGAAGAACATGGCAGTCTCTGTTTCTGGGCCATCTAAGTCGGGTAAGACGGTGCTGCTTAAAAAAGTCATCGATCCTAACTTGCTTATCAACATCAACGGCGCATCGTTGAAATCAGCCGACGACCTATGGCAGACAATTTTGAGATGGATGGATGTGCCGGATGCTGAGGAGCATTCTGGCGAAAAGGAGCTCATGTTCGGTGCTGGGGCGAACGCAGGCGGGAAGGTCGGCATCCCTTTAATCGCCGAGGGCAATGCCAGTGGTGATTTTAAGGTAGAGCGAAAGACTGTCTCAGGCGTAACCAAGACGTTTGCGAAGAGAGGGTTGCCGGCGGTAATCAACGAGATCGGTGGCAGTGACTTTGTTGTCTTCATTGATGACTTTCACTACATTCCGCCCGAGCACCAAGAAGAAATCGGAAAGAACATCAAGGCCGCGATCGAGAACGGGGTTAAAATCTGCACTGCATCGGTGCCGCACCGCTCCGACGACGTCGTTAGATCAAATCCAGAATTGCGAGGCAGGCTCGCGGCGGTAGATCTGGGATACTGGTCGAAAGATCATTTGAAAATGATCGCCAATAATGGGTTCCCGGTGCTTAATGTGGATTTAGCGCCGTCAGTGATCGAACGGCTCGCGGACGAGGCGTTTGGTTCGCCACAGCTGATGCAGAGTCTTTGCCTGAACTTATGCTTTCAAAAAGGGATCAGACGGCCTTTGCCCGAGCACGTGCGAGTGGACGTGTCAGAAGATGACATTAAGGCAGTATTTCTCCAAACCTCGACGTTTACAGATTGGTCATCACTACTGGAGAAAATTCATGCTGGCCCGCGGCAGCGCGGCACAGAAAGGAAAACTTTCAGGTTGGACGACGGGAGCACCGGCGACGTTTATCGGGCAGTGTTGATGGCGATGGCCCGTGAGCCTGCTCAATTGGCGCTTCGTTACGACGAAATACTTTTCAGAATTAAAAACGTCTGCGTCGATGAGGCACCCGCTGGCTCGAGTGTGAATGCCGCTCTGCAGCAAATGACCGAGTTGTCCAAGGAGTCAAACGCAAGCGCGCCAGCGATTGAATGGGACGAAGATGTCCTTGATTTTGTGGAACCTTACTTCCTATTTTATCTGCGTTGCTCGGATAAACTCGGACAGCTAGGAAAGTGATGTAAGGCAGGCGCTCTCAAGTAATGCGCTAACAGCCAGCTCTCGTCGGCCGGCTCCGACCGGGTCCTCGCCGTCCCAGCCCTGGAAATCCTGTAGTGGCTTGCCGTCGAGGCCGGTTTCACCCGGCCACGTCGGGCGTCCACTTGTATTTTGGTACGTATTCCGGCGGCAAACGTGGATCTTTCTCATCGCTTAATTGTGCGATATGGTGCGGCATCTTTCAGGCGCAAGAGTGCCATCCTCGCTTGAAAGGAATCGAGATGGCGCGTGCAATTCCGAACGTTCACGTTATTCAGGGCTATGCTGGCGGTGATGGCCGCGGGCCCGATAAGCAGGCTCTCATGAAGCTGCCGCAATGGTTCGAAGAGCCAGCTGACGGCGCCGTGACCACGAACACCGCCATCGACAAGGATGGACTGCTGCCGATCTTCCGCATTACCAACAAGATCGACATCTTCTGCTGCCACGACGGCAAAACTCCAAACATCGGGACCGGGAAGCTTCATCTTCTCCGCGCGGCCGATGGCCCCCACGATCTCTACGTGACGCCTGGCGACGCCTTTGTCTGGACGGCTGCCACCTGATGGGCGCGCTCAGTAGCTTGAAGCGACGGCTTCGGCTGCCGTCGAACATTGTTGGCCTCGGCCCCCGGCGCATAGGCATCCGGGTGCCTGCTGGCTTCGCTCTCACCACAGCTCGCAATCCATCCACCGGCAACTATGAGCCGGTGATGGCCCGAAATCCTGTCACCGGAAACTATGAACCCGTCGTCTTGAGGGTAGCAGCATGACACTCAATCTTGAAAATGTTGTACCCGCTCGCGGCTACCGCCTCGGCGTGATCGGCACGTCGCTCGTTCAGCACTGTGAGAACGGGACGATCAGCCCGAAGATTAGCCACTGGTCACGTGGTTGGTTGTCGTGGGCGCGGTTTTACGGCAGCCGTTTGTTCTCTTGCCCGATATGGTTTGACAGCACCGTCTACGCAGGTTGGGAGCCTTCCGGTGTCGGGGGTGCAACTCGCTATTTTCAAGGCTTGAATGCAGGCGTCAGCGGCCAGACGTTCGCGCAGATCGAGGCGCGTAAGTCGTATCTCGCTACCAAGGTAGATTGCGACATCGTCGTTATCGATGATGGAACAAACGACATGGGGCCCCAGACGAAAGAGGATATACAGGCCGCACGCGAAAGCCTCGCGAACTACTATCTCTCGTTCGGCAAGATCGTCATCCTCATGCCAATCCTTGCGCGTGGCGTCGGATCCTGGACGGGAGGCGGCCCGGAGCGCGCCAAGGCCAACTGGATCAACCGCAAGACGCGCGAGTTCTGCCGCACGAAGAAGAACTGCTATTTCTTCGACTGGAACCTTTCTTGGGTTGATTTCGCGTCCACCTACGGCGAGCCAAAGAGCGGTTATTCGCCTGACGCGATCCATTTCAACCCGAAGGGCGGCGAGGCTGTCGGCTATGCGTTGGCTCAATTCCTCGCGACGATCCTCCCTGCAGCGCAGGGCTTCACCGCATACCCTGACGATCTGTATGACGCGACAAATAACCCGCTTGGCAACCGGTTGGTAAACCCTCTCTGCCTCGGCACTACAGGAACGCTTGGAACTGGCGCTACCGGGACCGTGGCAACCGGCATGCGCGTGGAGCGGTCTGCGGGCGGATCGTCTGTCGTCGCTTCGAAAGAGGCCCGGGCCGATGGTCTCGGCGAATATCAGGTGATGACTTTCACTCCGGCAGGTACAGCGGAAGACAAGTTCTATTTCCGCACCAACGCCGCAGATACCGCGCTTAGCGGGATGGCTGTCGGTGACTGGATACAGGCTCGTTGCAAGATCGAAACGAACAACTACGCCGGGTTCACCGGTGTCGCGTTGTATGCTTCCGACCAGACATCGGGGGGCATCATCTCGTATGCGATGGAGCCGTATAACAGTGGTTCAGCGAACGAGAAATGGGCGGCGCAGGCGCGGGCCGGCTATCTAGAGACGCCACCTTTCCAGATCATCGGCGCAGCTCCAAACGGCCGCTGGCGTACTGAAATTACCTTTGACGCCAACGTTTCTGGAACGCCAATCGTCAAGTGCGGCGAGGTCGAGTTGCGCAAGGTCACGGACCCGCGCACGCTGTTGAACTGGTCAGCTCCGTCGTGAGCGGATACCGGCGCGTCATAGCACAAGCCAGCGCCGGTCATGGTTTTAGTTCAGCTACGGTCCTTGATTTCAGGCTTCCTGCTGACTAGGAACATAACGAGACCTGTGACGAAGAGCGCTCCACAAGCGACGAGAATGTCGGATAGTGCGCTCATATCGTGCGATTGACCCAAAGCAACTACTGTATCGGTCATGAATGCCCTGCCTTTTCCGTTTCGCCAAACGTATATATGATTGAAGCGATAACGTATACACGATATGACGTCAATACGTTGGAGCCGAGGCCGACGTCATCAGGCCATGCCCGTTTCAGTTATATTTCGGCCGGTATTCCATTGATCACATTGAAGAGCACCTCGGCTAAGGCCAATCTGCGCTTCCAAAAACTGTCGGGATTGCCTATAAATCGCCTGTCATTTACCGCGCATGAGTGCGGCTCTTACGATGGAGCCCGCGCGCATGCCTCTGGTGATTGGCCTTGGCCGAGACGATAGCTGGAAAGATCCTCTCAATCTCTACGGCGGCAAAGCCCCTGAAGCTCCAAAGACCAGTGAGTCGAGCGCATCAACGCGACCATCGTTCAGTGATGCCGACCGAAGCGATCTCGTCAACACGGTGATTGCTGAAGCCGCGGGCGAGGGTGACGCCGGCATGGCCGACGTTGCATCCGTTATTCGCAACCGCTCTTCTGAGAGAGGCATCAGCCCCGGCGACGTTGTGCGCCAGAAAAGCCAGTTCACTGGATACGAAGCCCCGGGCGAGGCTGCCAAGCGCGCCCAGCAGGATCCAGCCATTCGCCAGCGTGCCGAGGCGATCATCGATGGTGTGTTCTCCGGCGCACTCCCTGATGAGACCGGCGGCGCAGATCATTACCACGCCGATTCCGTCATGCCCGATTGGGCGAGCTCAATGCAGGAGACGACAAAGCGCGGTCGCCACGTCTTCTACAAGTCCGGGCAGGGCAAGCCTTCCGCCAAGACAGCATTTGCACCCGGCCTCGATGGCAACGTCGTCGATCCGTTCGAGGCAATCCTGAACCCGAAGAAGGCGGAGCAGCCGAAGGACGCCAGCGCCGACAGCTCCATGCTGCTGAGCAAGCTTCAGCCAGGCAAGCCCGCCGAGTACATCAGCAATATGAAGCCGGGCCTTCAGTCTGGTCTCACTGCGATGTTCAACGATGCGCCGGACTTTGTGAAATCCGGCCTCGACATCCTTTCCGGCGCGCGCTCTCCGGAGCGGCAGGCGCAGATCATCGCGGACAACGCCGGCAAGTACGGGATCGACCGCAAGGCATGGCTGGCTGACGTTGACGCCATGGGCCCGGTTGCTGCCGGTCAGAAGTGGAAGCCGATTTTCAAGCAGTCTGGCATGTCCGCCAACATCGGCGCCCCCGGTGGATCGCGCCACCAGCATGGCGATGCGGCCGATCTCGGCTGGAACGGAGGCGAATTTTCATCGGCGCCGAAGGAAGTCGTCGATTGGGTGCACGCGAATGCCGGCAAGTACGGGATGCGCTTTCCGCTCAAGAACGAAAACTGGCATATCGAGACGGTGGACGCTCGTGACGGTCATGATGATGCGCCGGCGGTTGCCACGAAATCAGACGCGCCCACGATCGTGGCCGATGCTCAGTTCACGGCCAAGGACCCAATGGGGCTTTACCCCGACAGCAATCCGATTCAGCAGACGGTGGATACGCAGGTGGCGGCTGCCGATCGGCGGCAGGCAGACGCTAGCGCCCAGGCTGAACAAAACCGGATGCGAGCTTTCACCGAGGAGCACAACGCCGGTGTGACCGATCGGCAGCAGCAGCTCGAGGCGCAGAACCCGGGCCGCTATGTTGCGATCGACGAGAGCGAGCTCCCGAACTGGCAGAAGCAGTGGGAAGCCGATAACCGCTCCGGCGGCATTGGTGGCGACATCGCCCGCATCCTGAAATCCGGTACGATTGGCGTTGGACAGTCGCTATCGTCGCTCGCCGACACCGTTTTCCACAAACTGCCCGGCGGTGACGACTTCTTGAAAGCGTCCGACGACATCGATCGTTGGGTGATGGGCAAGACCCTCGACCAGAAGATGGCCGATTCCCAGCAACTGGCGAATGCGAGCGTGACCGAGCGCCAGCAGGAAGCCGACGCCAAGAACTGGTGGGACGATAAGAAGCATACTTTCGGCCCAGCGTGGCGCGATCCCCGCAGCTATCTCCGCACCGTCGGCGAAAGTGCTCCCGGTACCGTCGTCACGATGTTGCCAGGCGGCGTGTTGGCGCGCGGCGCATATCTGCGTGCTCTTGCGGGTGGCGCATCGGAACGTGTGGCCGCCGCGGCTGCTGCCAGAACGGCAACGCTCGCCGGCGCTATCACCGAAGGCACCATGGGCGGAGCCGATTCAGCGCGCAATGTGCGTGAAAAGATCGGGAAGCTTCCCCGCGAGCAGCTGGCGCAGACCGACGCCGTGCGGGCGATGGTGCAGAGTGGCATGTCGGAGGACGATGCCATCAAGGCTCTTACCGAGGACGCCGCCTCCCAAGCGTTCCTCACAGCAGGTGTTGCCACCGGCATGTTTGGCGGTATGGGCGATCGGGCGCTCGCCAAGATCATCGCCGAGGGTGTCGGTGGCAACATCGTTAAGCGCGTTGTCGCCGGAGCCACCCGTGGTTTCGTGGGCGAGGGCCTGCTCGAAGAAGCGCCACAGGGCGCGTTACAGACCATTGCGGAAAACGCGGCCGTTCAGAAGGCTGATCCAAACCAGTCTCTGACGGAAGGCGTGGGGGAGGCGGTTGCATCCGGTATCGCGGCTGGCGGTGCCATGGGTGCAGGCATGGGCGGCGCAGGCGGCGCGTTTAGCCCAGCCTCCCCCGAACACTCTGCAGCGGCACCTGCCGCAGCAGCGCCGGCACCGGAGGTCGCGCCTCAACCCAAGGGTCCGATCGGGCGCTCGGTGCAGCATGCCGAGGAGCAAATCCGGAGCCGGCAAGATCAGGCGGTTGATCCGTACAAGACGCCTGATTGGATGCTCGATATGGCGCGGCAGGGGAAGACTGCCGATGAACACATCGACGAGATGGGGCGAGCTGCCGCTGCTGACATCCAGCGTGAGCAGGAAGGCCGCCCAGCCGTCGGCGCGACTGTTCGTGTCGATCACGAGGGCGTCGACCCGTTCATGGCCCGCGTGGACGGTTACGAGGGCGATGAGGCAGTCGTCATCGATGGCGGTAGCGGCGAAGTCTATCAGGTGCCGATCGCGAGCATCTCGCAGATCGCCAAGTCGCCCGAGCAGCTCAACCGGGAAAACCCGATTGAGAAAGGCCCGGTGCCGATCAACGACAGCATACCTGAATTTTCGAAAGACCCTGCGTTGGAGCCGCAGGCGCCGATCGCCAGCGAGATCAAGAATGAGCCACTTCCGCCTCAGAAGGACATGCAGGCGGCGAGCGAGCGCTTGCGCGGCCGCCCGTCGCCTGGTCAACGCGTCATCGTCGATGATTCCAAGGTCGGAAGGTTTGCGGCGAAGGTCGAGAGCTACGAGGAAGGCGAAACCGAGGCCGTTGTCAGCACGGATGATGGCGAAGTTCTGCAGGTGCCGGTCAATCGCCTCTATGTCGACAAGCTGACGCCGGCGCAGGTCGAGAAGCAGGACCTTGAGCGAAATCCGCTGATCGAGCGAGAAATCGGTGATGCTGGTCCAAATAGCCGCAAGGTAATCGGAAAGACCGTCGTTCTTCCGGACGAGAACCACGCCGCGTTGTTCGATCTAGCCAAATCTCGCTTTATTGCGAAGAAGTTGGGAAGGGAAGCTCACACGGACCTTGAACGGGTTAGTGCCGCCGAAGTGAAGCGGCTAGCCGACGCCTTCAATGTCTCGACGACCGCCGTCACCTCGATGGCGGATGATTACCGCTATCGCGTCGATCGCGCGGCGAAGGAAGCTCGGTCTGCGCTGCCTGTGCACATGCATCCGGTCAATGACACGCGGCTCCGCCAGTGGCAGCGTGATCGCAAGAACGAGGAGGCCGCAGAGAACGCAGCGCCTGACGTCACCGCCGAAGGCGATAGTTTCGCCGACTGGTGGGACCTGACACTAGACGATCTCGCCCGCAAGCGCATCCTCGCCGAGACCGGCGTCAAGCGTAGCGAGAAATCGAAGTGGGCTGGCTTCACGCCCGCGATCCGGAAGAAGCTCGAGGCGGTTCGGACGCCCGAGACGCCAAAGTCGACGCCGGCGGACGTCACGCCGGTTCCCGAGATGTCCCAGGGCGTCGTGTCTGCGTCCGCGGTCCCAGGACAAAGGACAGACCGAGCGGCAGATTCTTCCGCACACGACGCGGCGACGTCTCCCAACAATGACCTGCCCGAGCCCACGCAGGCTCAGAAAGAGGCAGGCAACTACAAGGTTGGTCGCCTAAAGCTCGCTGGCCTCGATATTTCTGTCGAGAACCCGGAAGGATCCGAGCGGAAGGGCGTCAATCCTAACGGCACTCCATGGTCCGTGAAGATGAAGAGCCACTATGGCTACATCCGCGGGACCGTAGGTCGCGACAAGGATCATATCGATACCTTCGTTCGCCCAGGCGTGAATGAGCTCGACGATAGTTCTCTGGTCTTTGTCGTCGACCAGAAGAGCGCCAATGGTCGATTCGACGAGCACAAGGTGATGCTCGGTTTCGATAGCGAGGATTCGGCCCGCGCTGCCTACCTGGAGAACTACGCTCCGGGCTGGAAGGGCCTCGGCGATCTCAGCTCCACGACGATGGGCGATTTCAAGCAATGGCTCAAGTCCGGCACGACGGCCCAGCCGTTCGCGCCGAAGTGGTTCGGCTCGCGCGAAAAGGCTGAGGCGCATATCGCGAAGCAATCGCTCGGCACGTCTCATGAGGTGGTCGAGAATGGCAAGCGCTTCGAAGTTCGTGAGAAGGCGAAGACGGCGGCCCCGGCATCAGAGAAGGTTTTCGATGCCGACCAGCATCCTTGGGATGATGTCTGGGGTAGCGACTGGGATGCTATGTCGGATGCCCTTAGCCGCCTATCGACGATCAACGGCGGCGACCAGCCCATCGCTGATGCCGTCCAGGCCAACGCTACCAACAAGGAGCTTCTCGATCTGATCGACGCTCGCTGGGGTGTCGGCGGCGCGAGCGGCAACAAATACATGGTTGAAACGCGACCGGGGCCGGCTGTCACCTTCACGCTGTTTAAAGACGATGGCAAGCAGCGCATTGTTCTCAGGGGCAAAGAGCTTGCCGACGCTATCCGCAAGGAGTTCCAGCAGTCGCTCAGCGACATGAAGCGGGCGGCGGAGGAAAGGAAAGAGGCTGAGGCAGCCAAGCTTCGAGCCGATAGACAGCGAGCCATTGACGCGGCGAGGGAGGCAACTCCACCATCGCCGCCGAAAAAGCCGAAGAAGGCGCCGCTTCTCGACCGGCTCGAAAATTACTTCCGCCCTGGGCGGGAGGTTGGCGCCTACGGCGGCGGCAAGGACCGCGTGCTTGCTTTCAATCGTGGCGGCGCCGGCGGTTGGAGTGTTCGCGTAGCCGAAGTCAGGCCAGATGGTTCGCTTGATCGTGAACGTACCCACCAGACGTCGCCCAGCGAGCGCGAGCTCGCGCAGTGGGAGAAGAGCAGCCCTGTCGCCGGTACTCCAGCTTCGCCGACAGTGCTCAAGCCTGCCCCTGTAGTATCCGAGAACAAGATCTTCACCGAAGACGCTGCTGCCAAGGCGCGAGAGCTGCTCCGGAGGAAGCTGAACGGATCGCAGCTCAACTCGGGCGTCGATCCGGAGCTTCTACAAGCCGGTATCACCCTTGCCGGTTACCACATTGAAAAGGGCGCCCGCACCTTCGCAGCCTACGCCAGCGCAATGCTCGGCGATCTCGGCGAGGCCGCGCGCCCATATCTGAAATCGTGGTATATGGGTGTAAAGTACGATCCGCGCGCGGCCGCCTTCGATGGGATGTCGAGTGCAGCCGATGTGGACGCCTTCGACGTTGCGACGATCACGGGAGACGAGAGTGAACCTGCAGAACTGGATCGAGCTGGGTCGCCAGCACTGGAAGGAACACCTTCCGACCCGGTATCGGGAGCTGAAGCAGAGCGGGAAGCTCGACCAGGCGCTGACGGACGCAGCCGAACAGACGTATCGCGAGACAAGCCAGCTCGAGGAGAGCGGGTACAGTCCGGACGAGGCGTGGCAGATGGCGAGAGAGAATTATCTCCTGCTTCCGGAAGAGGGGAGCGTGGCAGAGAAGCCGACCTCTTCAATCAGTCACGAGGCGATGAAAGCCGTCGCGGCCGGTCAGCGGACGATGAAGATCTAGAGCAGGGTCCGTTTGGCCCGATTCTGCGCGGTTACGAGGGTAAGTGGCGTGAGGCGGCACTTGAGCTTGAGCGTCGCCAGAGCGGCGATGCTATCGGCGCTCTTTCTCATCCTGAAATTGGTCCGATCGATCTGGTGTGGGGGAACGCCGGCACAAACGCGAGCAATGGAGCTGGTCTCGCCAAGCTGCTTGCTTGGCACCCGGAAGTGCTCGGGGATCTCCAAGGTTTCATCGATCGCCTTCGCGTCGACAAAGATCGCAGCACCACTCGCCGTATCCAGCTCCGCGACGAAAGTGGTTCTGCTGGCGTGCGCCTTGACTATGATGGCACCGCCAAAACGTGGCTGCTGACTGCTTTTGAGAATGGCTCGCGGCGCACCGAAAGAAGTTCACGCCCTCTCAGCGCTTTGTGGGGTGACAGGGCTGCGTCAACCCCGCCGCGAGCAGATGAGAATATATCGGATCAACTTCGCGATGTCCAATCCGCAGCGGTGCCCGCTCAACATCGTGCGGTTGATTACACATTGTCGGCCGATGACAATCTCGGCGAAGGCGGCCAGAAGACGAAATTCGCTGGGAACGTTGCCGCGATCAGGCTTCTTCGCACGCTCGACGAACAGAAGCGGCCGGCGATGCGCGACGAACAGTCCGTGCTCGCCAAGTGGGTAGGGTGGGGCGGTTTGCGCCAGGCATTCGCCCGTGAGGACGGTTCTGTAGCGAAGGGCTGGGAGAAGCAGGCAGCCGAATTGAAAGCGCTGCTTTCACCGGAAGAATACAGCGCCGCCGAGTCCTCGACTCGCAACGCGCATTACACGGCGCCGGAAATCGTGTCTGCGGTTTGGGACATCGCGCGAAAGCTTGGCTTCAAGGGCGGGCAGGTGCTGGAACCGTCCGTCGGTGCGGGCAATTTTCTCGGCTTGATGCCGGGCGAAGTCAGGGATGCGGCGAAGGTGACTGGCGTCGAGCTCGATCGCATCACCGGCGGCATCGCAAAGAACCTCTATCCAAGCGCCAACATCCAGACCCCCATGGGCTTCGAGAAGCTTTCGGTGCCGGATGGCTATTTTGATCTCGCGATCGGCAACCCGCCCTTCGGCAGTGAGAAGGTCTACGACAAGGACCGTCGTCATCTAAACAAGCTCTCGATTCATAATTTCTTCTTCGCGAAGAGTGTCGAAGCGCTGCGCCCGGGTGGCGTGTTGGCGATGGTTGTCACCAACCGTTTCCTCGATGGTCAGTCCGCCGCGGCGCGAAACCTCATTGCGAAACAGGCCGATCTCGTCGCGGCAATTCGCCTGCCGAATAACGCGTTCCTCAAGAATGCCGGTACCGAGGTAACCACGGATATCGTCATTCTCCGCAAACGCCTTGCCGGCGAGGCACCATCGTCGAGCCAATGGCTTGGTGTGTCCGACTATCGCGGGCGTGACGGTAAAGTGGTCCCGCTCAACGACTACTTCATTGCTCACCCCGAGATGATGCTCGGCGAGTTCGGCGCGTTCGGGTCGATGTATGGGCCAGATGAGCCCGCGCTGATCGCGCGTGGCGGTCAGGACACACCGGCCGAGCTTGCCAAGGCAATCCGCAGCCTGCCCGAAAACATCATGGTGGAGCCCGGTCACGTCGCTACCGAGACCGTTGCAGTGCCTGAAACGGTCAACGACGTGCAGGTTGGCTCCATGTTTGCGGCTCCGGATGGAACCATCCACCAGCGCCTGTCCGATTCGATCGGGCAAGCGCAGTCTTCTGCTATTGCTTTCCCGAACGAGACTGCCAAGGAACGTGTTTCGGGCATGGTGCGCGTGCGTGACGCCTTCGCCCGGCTGCGTCGTGCGCAGATCGACGAGAAGGCCAGCGACCAGCAGATCGAGAACCTCCGCAACCGGCTCAACACGCTCTACGACGGATTCGTGAAGAAACACGGCCCGATCAATGCGGACGCCAATAAGCGGCTATTCCGCGATGATCCCACTTGGCCGCAGATTTCGGCACTGGAACAGGGTTTCGATAAGGGTATCAGCGCGACCGTTGCCAAGGCGACTGGCGAGACGACAAAGCCAGCATCGGCGCAGAAGGCCGCCATCTTCACGAAGCGGACCCAGCAGCCATATCGTCGCCCCACGTCGGCCAGCAGTGCCAAGGACGCTCTCGCGACGGTCCTTAACGATCTCGGGCGCGTTGATCTGGACGCAATGTCTCGGCTCTATGGCAAGCCCACGGGCGCGATCGTCAGCGAGCTTGGACCACTTGTCTATAAGACACCGTCGGGCGCGTATGAGACTGCGGACGCCTATCTGTCCGGTAATGTGAAGCAGAAGCTCGCCGAGGCGGAGCGCGCCGCAGAGCAGGATTCGGACTTCCGGCGAAACGTCAACGCCCTTCGCGACGTCCAGCCGGCCGACATCGAGGCGATCGACATCGATGTTAAGCCCGGATCTCCCTGGGTACCGGCAAAACACATCGAGGACTTCGTAAAACACATAGCTCAGTCCTCAGTGAAGCCGAAGGCCTACTATTCCGCAGCGAATGCCAAGTGGGTGCTCGACGTGCCGACGCCGGCCGCGGCGGCTCAGACGCAGTGGGGAACCGATCGCGCGAGCGTCGATACCATTCTCAGTGCGGTCATGAACGGCCAGTCGATCACGATCTCTGACCGCATGGGCGATGGGTCGACGGTCCTCAATCAACCAGCAACTGATGCAGCAAACGAGAAGGCGGAGCGCGTAAAGGCGGAATGGCGCAGGTGGTTGTGGGATAATGACGCCCGCCGTGATGAACTGGCGCGGCTCTACAACGACACCTTCAACACCGATGTCATGCGTAGCTTCGACGGTGGCCACCTCACGCTACCGGGCAAGGTTGGGGATGACATCATCTCCTTCCGGCCGCACCAGAAGAATTTCGTGTGGCGGTCGCTGCAATCGGGAACTGCGCTGGCGGACCATACCGTGGGTGCAGGCAAGACCTTTGCGGCAATCGCGTCTGCGATGGAGAAGCGGCGCATCGGCCAGGCGCGCAAGCCTATGTTTGTCGTGCCGAACCATCTCGTTGGGCAATGGGCGGCTGACTTCGTCCGCCTCTATCCCGGCGCGAAGGTATTGGCCGCTACGAAGAAGGATTTCGAGAAGGAGAACCGAAAGCGGCTGTTTGCCCGAGTCGCCACCGGTGACTGGGACGCCGTCATCGTCGCGCATTCCTCCTTCGGCAAGATCGGCATCGACGCGAACTATGAAAGCCGATTCATCCAGCAGCAGATGGACGATCTCGAGCAGTCCATCGGGGAGCTGCGCCGTAACACTGGCGAGAAGTCGCGGAACGTCGCTCAGCTCACCAAATGGCGCGACAACCTCAAGGCCAAGATGGAACGGCTGCTGGATGCCGGAAAGAAGGATGATGGCCTCACGTTCGACGAGCTCGGCGTTGACGCGCTCTATGTCGACGAGGCGCATGAGTTCAAGAACCTCGCTTTTGCCACATCGATGAACCGCGTTGCTGGTCTCGGCAATCAAGCGGGCAGCCAGAAGGCGTCCGACCTCTACATGAAGAGCCGGTTCATTCTCGAAAAGACCGGCGGCAACAACGTTGTTTTCCTAACCGGAACGCCGCTCAGCAATACGATGGCCGAAATGTTCACGGTCCAGCGGTATCTCGACGAGAAAGCGCTTCGCAATCTCGGTGTCGCGCATTTCGACGCCTGGGCGAGGGTGTTCGGCGAGGTAGTAAGCGACTGGGAGCTTTCGCCGAGCGGTCAGTACAAGCTGAACAGCCGGTTTGCCAAGTTCGTGAACATGCCCGAGCTGATGCAGCGCTATCTCAGCTTCGCCGACGTCATCACCAATGACGACATCAAGGCGCAGCTGGCCGCGATCGGCAAGAAGCTCCCGCTGCCGAAGGTGAAGGGCGGCAAGCCGACCAATATCACCGTCGAGCGCTCTCCGGATCAGGCAGCCTTTATTGGCGAAGGCAAGGCTGACGATAACGGAAATCTTGAGTTCCCGAAGGGCTCTCTCGTCTGGCGCGCTGAAAATCTGCCGAAGAAGGTGGAAAAGGGCGCCGACAACATGCTGAAGGTCATGTCGGATGCCCGCAAGGCTGCGCTCGACATGCGCCTGATCGATCCCGCCTATTCGGATCATCCGGGCTCAAAGGTCCACGTCTCTGCCGACAATATTAAGCGCGTCTACGATCGTTGGCACGCGAGCCGCGGCACGCAGTTGGTGTTTATCGACCTGTCGACGCCGAAGAAGGCGCGCGCCCGCGAAGAGGCCGCGCTCCGCGCCCTGATCCAGAAGGCGGACGAGGGCGACGAGGCGGCGCAGGAAAAGCTCGACAATATGTCGCCCGATGACTTCCTCGCGCTGCAGAGCACGTTCTCGGTCTACGATGATCTTCGCGAAAAGCTGATCTCGCGCGGCATCCCTGCCGATGAGATCGCCTTCATTCACGACGCCAACACCGAGGCGCAGAAGGAAGAGCTGTTCGGAAAGGTTCGATCAGGCCGCGTCCGAGTCCTTCTCGGCTCAACGCCGAAGATGGGCGCCGGCACCAACGTGCAGAACCGCCTGGTAGCGCTCCATCACCTCGATGCGCCGTGGCGTCCGTCCGACCTCGAGCAGCGTGACGGCCGTGGCATCCGCCAGGGCAACGAGCTCTATGGCGAGGATCCGGACAACTTCGAAATCGAAATCCTACGCTACGCGACGAAGAACACCCTTGATGCGCGCCAGTGGCAGGGCATCGAAGCGAAGGCCCGATTCATCCAGCAGGTTCGTAAGGGCAATCTGAAAACCCGCGAGATCGAGGATATTGCCGGCGAGGCTGCGAATGCCGCCGAGATGAAGGCCGCTGCCTCGGGCAACCCTCTCATTCTTGAAGAGATGGAAACTCGTCGCAAGCTGCGCCAGCTGGAAGGCCAGTCGGTTGAACACGATCGCGAACAGCACCGTATCAAGGGCAAGATCAGGTCTCTTAAACAGGAAGCCGACGAGATCGAAGCGCGCTCGAGCTCCGTCCAGAAGGATGCAGAGCGGGCAGAGGCAATTGCCGACAAGCCATTTGAGGCAACAATCGGCGGCCAGACCTTCGACAAGCCAAAGGAGTTCGGGGCCGCAATAGCAGCGGCCATGCGCAAGGAACTGATCGACCACGCCGGCGACACGGAACTCGGCAAGTACGGCGATTTCACGTTGTCGATCGAGCACCAGTATGATCGGGCGTTCGAAGTCACAGTCTCTGGCGACCGTGATTATCAGGTGCACGTACAGGACGCTGCCGACGTAGACGCGACCGGTCTCGGCATGCGCGTGATCAACACCGTCAAGAAGCTCTCTACGCTGCCCCAGTTGGACCGCGAGCGCGTCGCCGAGGCGAGGGAGCAGATCCCATCGCTTGAAAAACAGCTTGGCCCATGGGAGCACTCTGAAGAGCTCACGGAGACGTCGGCGCGGCATCGCCGCATTCTCGATGCACTGAAGCCAAAGCAGAAGGGTTCTGCAAACGCTGCCGTGGCCAAGCGCCCTGATCCTGTTGTTCGTGGCGACGGCCGGTTCAAGGAGGCCCAAGCTCCCGAGCGCGGCGAAGATGAGAGCTATGCCGATTGGGCCCGCCGCATCGTCTTGGAGAAGGGTCAAGCTAGCGGGCACGAGTATCTCGTTGCGATCGATGATGACGGTTCTACAATCGATTTCGGCACCGCAGGCGACCCGCGCTATACCGGGATGAGCAACAAGCTCGCCTCGGCAATGGCGAACCCCGATCGCAGCATGGTGCTCTATCATAACCATCCCGCCAACACGCCGCTGAGCGCGCCGGATATAGCAGCAACGCTTTATCCCGGGGTTCACTCGATCTATGCAATGGGACATGACGGCTACAACACCGTCGGCGGCATAACGCAGACGGCTCGAGACTACCTCGCCGCGAGCCAGAATATCAGCCGCGACAGCAACGTTTTCGGCAACAATCTCGCCAGCCTGTCGTACGAGATTGAACCTTTCCTCGACAGCCTGGTTAAAGATCGCAAGATCACGGATGCCCAGGCGAAAGATGCGTTCCACCACTTCGCAGCAATTGTGGCTAATCGAGCCGGCATTATCGACTTTTCCGCTAGTAAGCCCTATGACACTTCAGTTGTTCCGGGGCTTGATCGGAAAATTGACGAAGCCGCTCTGAAACTCATGAGGGCATTCTTCAAAAATGGAAAACCAGATCCAAGCAGTACAGGGGCTAATCGATCCTCCAACGCCATTCGACACGTTGCAGGAATGGAAAAACTGGGCCCAGTCGGTCAGCAAGTGGCCTCCCAGCGATCCTCAGCGTCAGGTCTATCTGAAGCAGGCGCGCCAGATGATTCAGCGAAAGTCAGCAGCCGAAAAAGCATAAGCGAGAGCCGTGTCATCAAGGAGCTGAACGGCAAGCTCGTCGACATCCAGCCGGCACTCCTGAAGACGATCCCGCTGAACTATTTCACGGAACTCGCCCGGCCAAACATGACCGCCGTCGGCGACTATCTTCGCGTCAAGCGCCTCATGGACGCCTACCGTGGCACGAAGCATGCCGCCGCCGACGAGATCGCCGGCGAATGGCTGAAATATGCCCGCCTCGGCTTCCTCGGCAAGGACAAGAGCCGGGCCCAGGAACTGGCGAACCTGATGCACAACAGCACCCTTGCTGGCGTCGATCCGAGCAAGACTGACGAGGAGACCACGAAAAAGCCCGGATATGATCTGCTGCGGAAGCAGTACATGGCGATGCCGGTCAAGGGCAGGGAGCTCTATCAGCGCGTCCGGGACGCCTACAAAAAGCAGGCGCTCGAGCTCGACGACATCCTCCTCGATAACGTGAGGAAGGCGCAGCAGATCGCCCACGATCGCGCAGAGGCTCGCTATCGCAAGACGATGGAGAAGATCAGAGATAGCGGCTTGACGGGCATCGATCGGCGCAATGCCGAAGAGGATGCGGCGAGCGCGCATAAGGCGGAAACCACCAAGGCCACATGGGCGGCAAAGGCGCGGCTGACGAAGATGCGTATCGCCTTCGAGGCAAGCCGTGTCGAAGAGCCGTATTTCCCGCTCGGCCGCTTCGGGCGGTATTTCGTCACCCAGCGGGATATCGACGGGAAGGTGCTGAGCTTCTCGAAGTTCGAAACGGCTGCCGCCCGTGATCGTTTTGCCGAGGAGCTCCGCCGCGGGGCTGGCGGCGCGAAGGTTGAGGTGGGGGTCATGGAGGCGGGGAGTGATCTACGCAAGGCCATGGATCCACGCATTGTTGCCGAGATCGAGGAAATCCTTGGCGGCGCCGGCGTTGGCAACGACATCATGGATCAGATCTGGCAGCGATATCTGGAAAGCATGCCGGATCTATCGGCTCGCAAGCGCTTCATCCATCGCCAGGGCACAGCAGGGTTCACCGGCGACGCACTGCGGGTGTTCTCGTCGCACATGTTCCACAGCGCGCACCAGATCGCGCGCTTGAAATATGGGCTCGAATTGCAGGAGCTCACCGGTCAGGCGATGGATCAGGCAAAGGAGAGCGACGATCAGACACGTGGCGTCACCCTCGCCAACGAGCTATCCAAGCGACACGAGTGGGTGATGAACCCGACCGGAAGCAAGGCCGCGCAGACCATGACAAGCACTGCCTTTGTGTGGTTCCTCGCGGCCTCACCGGCCGCTGCCGTCGTCAACATGACGCAGACTGTCATGCTAGGCCTTCCGATCCTGTCTGCGAAGTTCGGTAGCTTCGCCAAGGCAGGCGCCGCGCTGGCGCAAGCGTCCATGGATACGGTCAGGGGCCGCGGCTCGATCGTCAACGGCAACCTCTCGAAGGACGAAAAGACAGCGATCAAGGCATTCTATGAATCGGGCCTGATCGACCGGACCCAGAGCCATGACCTTGCCGGCGTGGGTGAAACCGGCGTGGAATATACGCCACTGCGGGCGCGGGTGATGGGTGTCATCTCCTGGGCGTTCCATCGCGCTGAAGTCTGGAACCGCGAAGTGACGGCGCTGGCGGCCTATCGCATGGCGCGTGACGCAGGCGAAACGATGTCGGCGGCGATCGACACCGCGCACGATCTCACCTGGAAGACGCATTTCGACTATGCGAACTCGTCGCGGCCTGCTGTCCTGCAGAACGATCTTGCCAAGGTCGCTCTCGTCTTCCGCCAGCACAACATCAACATGCTCTATCGGCTGTTCCGGGATATTCACCAGTCCATGAAGGGTGAAACCGCGCAGGCGCGGAAGGAGGCACGGTATCAGCTCGCCGGCGTCGTCGGCATGATGTCGCTTATGGCGGGCGTTTCGGGCACCGTTGGCTTCCATCTGCTGATGGGGCTGGCCGGCATGGTGTTCGGCGACGATGACGATCCGATGGACTTCGAAACGCAGTTCAAGGCCAACGTCGTTGACATTCTCGGGCCGGAGCTCGGCGGTGTGGTGTTGAATGGTGTGCCCGGTCACTACCTCGGCATTGATCTGTCGAGCCGCATCGGCATGCCAGATTTGTGGTTCCGGTCTCCGTCTCGCGACCTTCAGGGCAAGGACGAGTACCAGTATTGGCTCACGCAGACGCTCGGCGCGACGGCGGGGCTTGGGGAAACGCTCTACACGGGTGCCAGCCTGATCTATGATGGTGAGGTTGCCCGTGGCATCGAGATGATGGCGCCCAAGGCGGTCCGAGACCTGATGAAATCCTACCGGTACGCTAGCGAAGGATTGGCTACCGTCGGCGGGGATCAGGTGCTGCCGGCCGATGAGATGGGCTATGATGACATCGTTGCCCAGGCGCTCGGCTTCAACCCGGCGAGGGTGGCGGAGACGTGGGACCGAAACACGGCATTGAAGAACGCGGAGCGACGCGTTCTCGGTGAGCGTCAGCGCCTGGTCAACAAGTTCGCGATGGCGGCCATGTCTCAGGATGATGGTGCCATCGACGACGCGGTGAGGGCGATTGAGAAGTTCAACGCGTTGCCGGTACATGGTGGGGTGCCGATCACGAAGGAGACCCTACAACGATCGCTGAAAACCCGGGCCAGCAATTCGGCAAAACGGGAGGACGGCGTCCTGATCCGCAACAAGATCCTCAGCCTTCGCCTGCGAGAGAGCTTGTCTGACCCCGTGTATCGTTGACCGCTTTACAACCGATGCGGAAACAAGCATCTTCTGCCCGCAACGCGAAAGGGGAGATGTTGAAATCGATCGCCGCTGCAGCACTTATCGGTATGGACAGCCGAGGTCGGAACTGGTCGACGACCTTGGTCAGCGGTCCGTGTTTTTAACTATGCCTGGAAATACTTCAGCGCGGCAGTGACGAGGGCGTTTTCAAACTTGCCCATCCCGTCGACCCGCAACGCACTCCGCAGACACTCGAGCGCACCTTCGCGTGTCAGAATACTTGGCGGAGACGACACGATTTCCCGCTCTATCTCCTTCCACTCATCCGTGTCGTTTTCTAGCGACATTGTGTGCTGCAGAAGTAATCCGATCACCGGTTCGTTCGTAACGGAGGCGGAAGCTTTTGCTGGAGCTAAAAGGGCTATTCCTGCTGGAGGCATTGCCGAAAGAAGCATTCTACGCGTGATACTGGCACTATCTGGCATTTCCGGCGTTCCCCCAGCACGGGCTCTAACTACGGTCGAGTAAAACTTGTCGTTATTCTCGAGTTGTAATTTATTGGTTGCACAAATTAAGGGTCCCCACAATGGAAAAAATGCAACCTAAGAAGCGTGGGCGCCCGCCAACCGGGAAGGGAATTCCCGTTCAGGTGCGCCTCCACGAAGATTTGTATGATGCGCTCGAAAATTTCGCGAGCTCGATCGGCGTAACGCGGCCGCAGGTCATTAAACAAATCTTCACCCTTTGGGCGGAATCCGCTGACCTGATCGATAGCAAGAACAGGGAAAACGGTGCGCCGATCGTCGTGATGCTTCCCCGGGAAACCTTCCAAGCGTTTTGCAAGGCGAGAACAGAGTGCTTCCCACAGTCTGTAGACAGAGGGTCCGCTGTTGCCGACATGCTGGCCGAGTGGTTGAAGGAAAGGCAGTACCTTCCAGGGTGAGGGCGCGGTCAAAGCTTAAGTCCAATCGTGTATCTGATTGAACAGATAAGATATACATGTTATTTAGTCAATGCGTATACACGTTAAAGGGTGGCGCTTGACAGACTTTCGTATACATGTAAGTCCCTCTAAAATGGGGCGCAAGAAACAGTTCACCGAGCGTATTCAGTTGCCGTTGACCGAAGGGACAACGGAACGAATAGATGCATCTTTGGAAAAAGGTGAGGTGAGACTGGACTTTATACGCGCGGCGATTGAGCGAGAGCTAAAGCGGCGGGGCAAGACAAAAGAGCTTAAGCAGGCGACCTGAATTCGCTTAGAATAATGTTGTTGAAAATGTAAAAAGCCGCGCTGGGTTTCTCCGCGCGGCTTCGTTTTGCCCTCTGGCCGCTAATCACTTAGGCGCTGGGATTACCGGCCAAGGCCGATCTGGTTTCGCTCCGAAACGGCTAGCGCCGTCGCGAGGGATTCGGGCCACTGCTCCCGCGGAACGCCATTGTTGAGAAGATCCTGGGCGATGCGCTGTGGGTTCTCGCCGGATTTCACGGCCTGGTCAGCCGACTGGAGCAGGTAGGCGACGTTATCTTCGCGCGTTTGCGGAGGAGCTGGCTGCTGCGCGGAGGCGTTCTGTGTCGGCGCCGGCTGCCGTGGGGGCTCGTCGGCAACCGGCTTGCCGGTCGCAGTGTCGACGATAACCTTCCGAGACGGCCCGCTTGGTGCAGCAGATGCCACGGGACCGTCTGCCGACAATCCAGGCTGACCGCCCTGTAGATCGATTTCCGAAGCAATTAGCTTCTCTTGCTCCTGACGCGGCAGATCGTCGAACTTCGTTTCGTTGCCGGCTAGACCGCCGTCCATGCGCTTGCGAAGCGCCGCAATGGCATCGCCACGGGTCTTGTTCTCGCCAGTGCCGTACTGCTTGTCGATCTTCTTCTTGGCCTCGTACTGGTCGAGTTCTTTGGCGTCTTTCGCAGTCTCGGCGCGTGCTTTGACCTGGCTGTCCCATGCGGCCTCTGGATTAAGGAAGGTCGCGATCAGCCGCGGCATATCTGCCTTCTGGACGTCCTGTTCCACCTCTTTGCCATCGGGGGTTTTTAGGCGAAGGCGATAGCCTGCAACTGAACCGTCGGGGGCGGCGATGCTGTCGTGGCCGAGAACCTCATAGCCGTGATCAATGTAGCCCTTCATCTGGCCGGCTTTGATCACATCTGCCAACGCGCCATCCGTATCGCCGGTCTGAGCCTTCAGCAGTGCTCCCATGGCAAGCTTGCCACCTGCCTTGGCCTCGGCGCTGTCGCCCCACTCCTGCACCTTACGTGCATTATCGAGATCCCCGTTTGCGAGGTAAGTTTGCGAGAGTTTCGGAACGGCATAGGTCGACCAGAAGGTATCGAAGTCGCCCGGCTGCTGAGTGCCAGATTTTACCGCCGAGTCGAACCTTGTCTGAGCCTCAGTCCCGATGGCGGCGATATCCTGACGCTGCTTTTCAGTGCGCGCGTATTGTTCGTCCTCGCGAGCGTCGATGATCTTCTGCCGCTCGGCCTGCTGGTCGAGATATTCGGCGCGCTTTTTCTGCTGCCGGAGCTCGGTGCCCCTTTGATAGCCCTCCATAAAGCCACCGAGGCCGATCCCGATACCTGCCAAGCTCATGCCGCCATCCTCACATCAGACTGTTGCTGCTTTGCCTTCGGGCGCGCTACTGGGGCGTCTCCAAGGCCGATGACGTCGGCCATTCGGTCGACCTTCCGATCAAGATCCTGCGTGGCTTTCATCAGAATGCCGATTGCATCCTGAACGGCGATAGACTTGCCGTCGCCCTTTCCGGTCTCGCGCTGGAAGTCCTGCGCCATCGGCCCGACGTGACGACCGCCGTCACCGACGCCTTGATCATAGGTCCATTCAGTGACCGGCATGTTGTTGACCGCATCCAGCGCTTTGCCGTCTTCGATCTCCGCCTTGTCGTGCTTGACGTTCTCGTCGGAGGGGAAGGTGAACATAGAGGCGATGCCGCCCAAGAAGCTGCCTATACCGGCCGCGCCCTGTGCGTTAGCCTGCTGCTGCGCCTTCCAGGCATCAAGCTGAAGGCCATACTGTTGATTGAGCGTCGAAGCTTGACCGGCATAGCCCTGCATTGCGCCGCCGTAGCCCTGAGATACGATGCTGGGGGCGGCCAGCGCCTGAGCATTGGTCGCCTGATTGCCACTGAGGGCGGTACCACTAGCCGAGACGCTACCGGCCGCGCCCGCAGCTGCGGTAGCAGGCAGGCCTTTGCCGAGGTTGACAACGTCCGCTTTCAGAGCAAGGCCCTTGTCTCGCACGGCTTGACGAGCCGTATTAGCGGCCCCAGCCTCCGCCAGTGTCTGGTTCATGTCAGTGGTGGCTGCGATGCCGGCGAACCGGCCAGAAGCCGGGTTGATACCCATCGAAGCGGCATTGCGTTCGTTGGCCGCGCGCGCATTGGCGGCGGCCGTGGAGACGTCGGCACGGGCCTCCGCCGCGGCCTCTGCCTGTTTATCCTCGCTGGCGTAGTTCGTCGCCTCTTTGATGAAATCGTCTTCGATGGGTTTGAACGTGGTGTTGTAGCGGTTTCGGTCCTCGCGCGCCCAATCCGCCTGATCTGTGGCAAGTCCGAGCTGCTGCTGGCTGACCTGCTTCGTGATAGCATCGAGCTCCTTCTGGCGATCCTGAGAGACCGCGAAGGCATCTTTCGCAAAGCTGAGCCACTTCTCACCCGTCTGCGCTTGCAGCAGGGCGGATTCGCCGATTTTCGGATCTGGATCTGGTGCGGAGGACGTCGACTTGCCCATGTGTGCCAACCTCGTGATGGAGGCCGCACTCGTGCGCGACGTGTTTCGGGGCTTTATAGCAAAGCCCGGCCTAGTTTTCCAGAGAAGCGCTCGGGGAGCCAGCGGCATTCGCCGCGGAGCATCCCGAACACAATCAGGTCCTCGCGATTGAAGCCGGCTTCGCGCATTCGGCCCTCTTCAGTAAACCCGAAGCTACGGCAAAAAGCTGCCGATGTTTGGTTCCCAGCCGACACGAACGCATTGAGGCGAGGGTGCCCGCACTGGATGAAGGGATAAGCAAAGACGCGCAGGATGAATTCGCGGGTGAGCCATTTCCCGGTGCCGTCAGAGGCGACACTAATCCAGCAACCTGTTGTCGTGAACGCGTCGAACACGACTACGCCGAGATAGCCGTTCTCGTTTCGGAGGCCTATCGCCCGCGCATCGTCGCGAAATCGGCAGTCATGCCCGATCTTTGCTTCTGCCCAGGCGATCATCTCGTCGGGATGGTCATATACGACTTGCTTCACCGGATTTGCCTCTTCTGGATTGCCAGGGCAAGAGCGTTCAAAGCGGCATTGATCGCGCGCACATCGCGGACGAGAGAGTTGAATTGATCCATCGTCGGCGCCGCCGTGATGGTGTCTGTCTGCATTTCGGGCATCTTTAGGATTTCGGTGAAGTCCTCGATCCGGACCGCAGCCTTGCTGCGATCGCCAGCTCGGACGCCCGCGAGAACCTCGAGCATCTCTTGCAGGCGGGCACCTTCGAATTTCGTGTTCATGCCGCGCTCCTCAACTCGTCGACGGTGCCGGCGATGATGATCTGCGTGATTTGGACGTTGGCGGTGACATCAATCTCCCAGCAACGAGCCTTGAAGCCGGCCGGGAGACGCAAAACTCGTCCGGCAACGTGCCCCGAATAGATCAGCTTCTTATCCGCATAGACGTTAAATGTGACCTCACCATACTCCGGGATTGTGAGCAGCGCGTCTTCGTTAACCGCCTGGTCGTTGATGGCGTAGTCATTGATCGATGACACGAGAGCGCCGGAGGCGATGAGGGCGGAGTTGTGAGCTATGATCTCCGTTCGCTCGGCCTCTATGTTGGCTTGCGATTTAAGCGATACGCCATTGCCAAGATCAATCAGCGCGGCCCCAAAATTTACGGGCTGCGTCAACCAGAATTCTTTTGATCGCCAATAGTAGGTTTCAGGCGAGCCGTCAGGCGAATCGAAGCACTGGATTGCGGCTTCGTCGGGCCGTTTGAAATAGAGACCCTCGTCTTCGAGTGAATAAAACAGCGCGTCAGCAATGATGTTCGCCCTGACAAGGTATTGGGCAGCGTTAACATTGATTAAGAGCGCTCCCTGGAAGCGAGAGCCCGACGCATCGAAGGTGTTGTAGAACAAAACGTAGTTGCCGGCGTGTTGGGCGCCGAGGATTGTGCTGGGGGAAAGGGCCAACCAGGCATCGCGGTCGAACAGGTCGCCCGTAGCAAGCGCAATCGAGCCGTCAGCACGAACGGCAATTAGCCCGAGATTCGATGGATAGCAAATGGCAAACCCAAGATCAGCGACACCGCGGGCGTTGATGCATGGGAAGTTCGCTTCCAGCTTTAGGCTCTGCATCGTGTCTGGTGCGGAGCCGGTCATAAGGTAGGGCTGGCCTTTCGTCATGACGATCAGAGAGGTGCCGATGGCGCGGACAGCCACGATCTCGCTCTCGCACGTCATGACGTACTTTTCCGGCCATGCGTGGGGGCGATAAGGTTCGCAGAAATAGACGTCGCGTCCTGAGAAGGCAGCCATCATGCCGTTGGGCATGGCTATAAGCCCCGAAAGTGTATCTGGCGGCGGCGTCCAATCTGCAGACGGAAGTGGCTCCTGAAAGGCGTCGACCGCGATGGTGTCGGAGAAATTCGCGTTCGAAGCGGCTCGCTCGGCGATGAGGTAAAAATACGTCCCGCTAGAGCCGGTCTGCGAGCGATAAATGCGTTGCTTCGTAATCGCTCTGCCGGCGGGAGCACTCACAAAACCGGACAGGGTCACTGTGTTCCCGGGTTTCCAGTCGATGATGTTGGACGCAGGGCATGGCGCGGATTCCTCGCCAAAGTCTGTTACCCAGGTGTAGACGTAGGTTCTGCTTTGAGTGTCTCCGGAGCCGGTTCCCCCCAGGGCGGAGGTCAACGCTCCTACCGGACGTGCAACAGCAAGTGGATAGACGGTGGCGGCGATGCGGACCTTCGGAACGCCGTCGCCGGTGTAGTAGAGGCGATCGTCTGCTACAGGGCCCGGAGCTGCCGAAACGTCTGCAGCCCAAGAGAGCCAAGTTCCTTGGTGGCGATAGATCGAACGGTCGCTAGGTGCGCTGGCTGAAGCCCCGCTGCTGGTCGGCTTGTTCGCCGGCGTGAGGGCGCCGTCATTCAGACGGGTGTTGAATGCTGCCTTGGCCGCCGTCTCCGGCAGTAGCCGCGGCGTAATTAGTGGCTTTTCACCGGCAAAGGCAGCAATCTTTACGACCGGCATTTAGACCACCGAAGGCCAATAGGCGGGGTTTGTTGCGAAATCGGCTGGTATCGGCGACATGTCCTTGATCGCGCGGGCAGCGAAGATGTGCGCCTGCTTATGCGCCATCGCGGCTTTACCGAGCGCAAACATCGTTTGTGCATCCATGGGATGCGTCGCGTTGGAGGCGTCAATCCATTGGAAATCGCTATTCTCTCCATCCCAACGATAATCACCCGGTTGTGCGCCTGAAATCATTGCCGCGAGTGCCGCCGTCGAAGCACCCATGATGTTCTCGCGATCTTGTGGTCGTGATTGGTAGAAGGCCCCACCGAAAGTGAACCCCGCGGAGATCCGTCGGTCCCGCTCCAAATCAACGTCGGTGGCGCTCGGCGGCAGCGGTTCAAGCTGTGGATTATCTCCCGGCGAGTCGATCGCAACATAGCCCCATGCGCCGTCGCGGAAGATGCGAAGGTTCCCTTCCGCCTCTGCTGGCGGCGCGATTGAAGTCGAGTTGGCCGGGATCAACCAGACGCCGTTGATATCGCCATCCGGGTTTTCGATTGGATCGGGATCTGCATATCCCGGACCGAGATAAATGCTTGTAGTGCCGTCATAATGATAAATCTGCATGGCCGTAAACCTCAGTACTTGATGCAAGCGAGGAGCGCAGCGTTACGCGGACGCGCCTCCGCGCCACCTGCCGATTGAATGGAGATGCCGGTTGCAGCGCCGCCGATCCAAATACCTGTTCCAACAGCGGCTGCGGTGCCGTTCACATCGTTCACATTCCCTTTGTTGGCGCTAACAAGACCAGATGCGAAAGTTGCTGTACCGGATGAGCCGATAACGGGGTGAGAGTGCCCAGGGTCGCCAACACCGTGAACGTGCGTCGGATCGGTGACGCCGTGGGCGTGCGCAAGGTTCTGTGATCTTTGCGCGGAACCCATGGTACGGTTTGTATCCACTCCACGGCCATCGTCGAGGCCGCGGATGAATTCAGACCTGAGGTCAGGAAGATTGAACGTCGTTGATCCGTCGCCCAAGCCCCAAAGGCTCTGCATATACGAATGCGTGCCGCTCTGCGTGCCTGTCGTCGTAACTGCTGTTCCCGCGATCGCGTTGTCTTGGCTAGTTGCAAGACGGAACGTATTGGCATCCACGAAAATGACGAAGAAATCCGCCGTGGTATTCAGCCCCGTCGGCAGAGCCCCTGTTGTGCTGAGACGTAGGCGCTCTCCACCGACGAAGCCGTGCGCCGTCTTTGTCACAACGCCAGGTGCCGCGACCGTCACCGTGAAGTTTTGAGACGTAAAGTTTTCATTGGTGACTAGAGCGGCGAATAGCGCGGCATAAGTCGTTCTGGATACAGCTGCGCCATTCGCTTTCAACCATCCCGTCGGAGCGGAACGGATCGCGAAGAAATCGACCTTTCCAGCGTCGCCGGCGTTCTTGATCTGGTGGCCAGTCATGTCGATGTCTCCAGATACGGAGCCACCACTTTTGTCGAGCTTGCTCGCTGCGGTGCCGTCGACGTAAGTCTTGATCGCTTTTTGACTTGCGATTTTAGTATCGCTGTTCGCGGCCAGGGCACCGTCAGTGTCAAGCTGGCTTGAATCCAGCTTTGCATCGAAAACCGCTGCCGTCTGCCGTATGTCGCACCTCGAGCCAGCTGCAAAGGACCGTGCGGCGGTACCTTCCTGTCCACGGACAACGGTGAGGACTGCGCCGCTACGTGCCGTAACCTTTACAATTTCCAAGTTTCCGCTGGCGTCGACAATAGTCAGCGGAAACCAATCGCCCGCTCCGAGTGTCGGGAACTTTGAAGCATCCCCGGAAGCGACGCTTAGGCTTGTGTCGCCAGATGCTATCGCGCCGGCTAAGGTTGAAATGGCGTTGTTGGTAACCTTTAAAGCCATTTCACGGCTCCCTGATTTTGAGGGCTGCGGAGACCTGTTTGATCCGGCCCTGAACAGTGGTGATTGTGACGGTGACTGTGCTGTACTCGCCTGCAACGCCACCGGTAAGCCACGCACGGGCAACCGTGTCGGACGTGTCAACGTGGTCTATAGTTGCGGTCGTGCCCTCGCCGAGTTGCGCCGTGGCGCTGGCGATGCGGTCTCCAGATGGCAGCCACCGTGCAAATTCGAAATCGTAGTCGAGAACGTCGGCCGGAGTTTTCGTGATGACATCGGTAGTCACTGAATTGCCTCCCGGTCGCGAGGAACGACAATCCGGCGTCGCTCCGGGCCGATAGCTACTAGGCGATCCTCGCGCATGACCGCGATGCGTCGGTAGTCGGTAATCACCACGATACGAGCGGGTTGGGTTGGGTGTAGTGCCCGCCAAGCCGGTGTCGCTCTGCCGACGAAGCTGACCGAGGCGGTAAATTCGTGCGATACCCGTCGGAGAAACAACATCTCAATGTTAGCTTCGATATTGAGCTTCCCGACGAATACGGGCCGGCGAACCAGCACACACCGACCGTTAATAGAGGTGACACCGTGAGCGTGTGGCGTCACCCTCCGAAGTAACCCGGCCTGGGAATCGAGAGACGCGGTAACGTCAGCGCTCATGCCTCTGCGTGGGAGGACGACGCCCGTCGAGGCAATTGAGACTGTAACGTCTGAATCCATCTCAAGGACGAAAGTGCCGGCGTTGATCGCGAGCACATTCATTTCGCTGCCATTGATCGAACCGCGTGAAAACATCAATTCACCTCGACTTCGAGCGCGCCAGCATGCAGCACGCCTTCATCAGATGGTTGGTAGGTTTTCGACGAGGTGAGTGCGTCATGGAAAAGGAGGTTCCCGCCTGTAGCGGCATCCCAAATTCCGAAATGCGTCACAGTCACGGGGCCGGCGCCGTTGTTGGCGGGCCAGAGCAGTTCCTTTAAGTTGGCGCTGAGCTTGGCCGCAGCAGCACCAAAGCCGGATCCGATTGCGCCGCCCTGGGCGGCATTGAGCCGGACATAGGCGGGCCAAGCAACTGTTGTGACTTCGTTCACGCCGTCATTGCCGGGATCGGCAGTGTGAAGGGATACGTAGATGCTCGTCGGGGGTGTCACCGCGACGCCGCGCAGAAACTGATTGAGCAGAGCGTTGCCAAGGTAGGTGCTTGCGGGCATCAGAGATAAGCTCCCTTCGTGCGGAGCCGGGCGCCTTGCTGGCCTTTGGCTGCCTTGGTTGCCAGATAGTCGAGTCGGCCCTCAAACCATGAGCGATGGTCAAGGCCGAGCTGCGGATTGTCGGAGTTTGGGTCCGTCAGGATCGCGGCGGCCGCACCACGGCCAATCTCGTTGGCGTAGTCGTCGAGCAGAAATGCCGGCAGGGACAGAGCGTCACGGGCAGGCTTTAGAACGAGGCGGATATTCATCGTCCCGGTGGCGCGTGGGACGACAGTAACCGTGTTCGGCTCCAACTGCGTCACGTAGCGGGCGCTCCCCGAATCCTCTGTGATCGACCAAGTGGGATCGTTCGCGTCGAGCCAGGCAACGGTGGTAGGCACAAGGGATACGCCATCGAGAAATGCCGCCTCGATGCGCTCAATGTCCGCGTCACGGATGGTGCAGACACCCTGCATGTCCGGTGCCGTGATTGGGAAGCGATCGGTCTCGCGCCAGATTTTCAGGCGAGAGCAAAGTTCCCTTGCCGCAGTCAGGAGATGACGCTGCGCGACGATATCGCTCGCGTTCGGCGCATAACGCAGGACCTCTGGCAAGAAGTCGTCGATGTCGGTCATCCGCGTCATTTACTTCCTCCCTGGGCTAGTCGAGCTCTCGACCTGAGACCGGAGGCCAATGGCAGTTGCGAACGCCTGATAGTGCGTGATGGCACGTTGGGGTGAAGCGGCAGGATCTTCCTTGCTGAAGGCCCGATACATCACGTAGTCGAGCAGAGCAGGTTGATACTGGTCTGCCAGGCCAATTTCGATTTCCCAGGTGGCGAGCGAGGTCTTATCGCCAGTCTGCCGCTCAGAGACGGTCTCAGGGAGCTTGGCAACAGCTGCATCCACTTTGCCGGTGCCGTCGTTCCCGGGGTAGACGAAATACTCCCGCGGCAATCCGGCGTCGAAAACGAACTGGCGAACCTCTCTCCGGAAAGGCACGTATGCGGGATCATGCCAGCGCGGTTGATTGGAATCGAGCTCGGCACGGGACGCCGAGCGAATGGCGCGGCCGGCTGCGCCGTTGATGCCCTCGACGTTTCGAAGGATATCGAGAAGCTGCAGTATGCTGGCGTCATCGGGGAGCTTCTGCTTCGTGCCCTTTTCCAGAGACAGCTCCATTGTGACACTCGACGCTGAAGGCTTCACGACGACGATTGCGCGCACGCCTTCATCCAGCCAGCCGGCGAGCTCGGCCAGCGGCCACCGCACATGCTCCTCATCTAGAAGAAGGATGGCAGCACTCGACATGATGGCGCTGGCGTACATCTTTAGCTCCGGCGCTTGTCGCGGCGAACTACAGGAGCGCGGGCAGGAACTGGAATAGGGTCAGCAGCCGGTGGCGGGGCGGGCTCTTCGTTGATCTCGGGGGCAATGATGTAATGCTCGACCGAGAGCAGCACCGTTATATGAGTGATGTTGTGGACTTCGGCCACGTAGCGACCGTGCTTGTCTACGCGAAAATCGTAGGTGTTGTCGCCAACGACGGGCTGGGCCGGACCAAGCTTGCATTGAATAAGCGGCATGTGTCTCCCCTGAAAGAAATAGGGGGCTCGCAGAAATAGAGCCCCCTTTCAGCACTGAAAGCGGGTTCCGCTTAGCCTTCGATGAGAAGGGTCAAGCCGAGCTGCCCGGCGACGAACGTCCCGGCCGCCGTTGCGATTTTCACGCCGATGGATCGATCGGCGCCAGTCCTCACCGTTCGGACCGCAGTTTTGAGCGAGGGGCGGGCGATGCCGCCAGCCTGACCGAGGTTCAGGCCGGAGAAGAACTCCGCGCCAACGGTCCGGCTGCCGCTATTTTCCTGCCAAGCACCCGACATAATGCCGATGTCGAAGAGGAGAGCAGTGCCGCTGTCCATGTCGTCGCAATCGACGATCATATCGACGACACGAGCGCCGGCGGGGATCACCGCGAGCTCAAGGATATCGTTGAGGGCCGGTGCCGACGCAAAGTCGTGGAAGAAGCGATGTGCAACAACCGCTCCGGCAAAGGCCGGGAACGGCGGGATGATGATGCCCTTCGCATATTTGCTCTGAATGAGCGCCATTGATTTTTCTCCAATGATTGCCGCAGACGGTGCGCGCTAGGTGGAAAGCGAAGCGCGGCCCGAAGGCCGCGCGTATGCCTTAAGAGTTCGGGTCTTTCGCAGCCGTATCGAGAGCGAGGAGACCGAAGTCCTTGCCGTTGAAGCGCGTCTTCTTGACGCCGGCGATCACCCCCGCAGAAATCACCGGCTCGTTGCCGTGATCCTGCATTTCTTCCGTCCAGGTGAAGCGGAAGCCGCCGGTCGAACCGAAGGCAACGACACCGGCCTGACGGCCCATGAACAGCGCGCGGGCTGCATTGACGTTGCTGCCTGCGCCGTAGTCGGAGAAGCGGATCACGTCTTCGTGCTCGTGGAGCACGACGTTGTTGATCATGCCGAGGCCACCCTTGAAGATCGGGTTGTTACGGCCTTCTGCCGTCGCCGCCGCCTTCTGAATTTCCAGCCAGCCGCCCTGGTCGTTGGTGCGCAGGTCGTAGGACTGAAACTTGCTCATGACGCAGACGTAGTGGGATTCGCCGTTGATCATCAGCGGCATCATCTGCGCGTTCTCGGGCGCAACGGCGGCCATCATGCTCGCCTTCGTACCGGCCTTTTCGATCAGTCCACGCGAAATCTTGTCGGTCGCGTCGATCGAAGCTTTGCTGGTCGCATCGCCGCCGTAGAGCACGTGATCGGCATCTGGGGCTTGGATCGGGTTGGTGGCGTGACCGGTCCAGGTCGTATCTTCGATGAAGTTCTCGTTGATACCGCGGGCACCGGCGAGATAGATGAAGATCATCTGGTCGATGAACTTAGACCAGTAGTCGGACAGGCGATCCTTGCCGATCTTGCGGATATTGTGGACCGTGCGCTTGCGGCTCATCTTGCCGCCGGCGGAAACGCCGTGACGCATCTGGTCGATCAGGATCTGGTCCGAGAAGAAGCGAAGGTTTTCTTCCTTGCCCTGCAGACGGTTGTCGCCGTAAGTCGGCTTGCCGCGGAGCTGAACGGAAAGATCGAATTGGATGGTGTCGCCGGCGTCCGATTCCAGATCGGTGAGACGCTGGATCGCGTATTCGTCGCTTTCGCCGATGAACTTGCGGTCCCAGTAGCTCTTCGCGAATGTCGCGATGAAGAGGTTGCCGGACCACTTTTTCTGCGCCTTGGGATCTCCAAAGCCGACGGTAACTGGGGCCATGAGTGCCAATCTCCTGAGTGAGGACAATCAGCACGTCTTGCGCAGTCACGCTCTAAATACTGGAATTAGTGCATTGTTGCAATAACCGGCACATGATATTGAACCGGTGACTGCGCAGGACGTGCAGCTTCTTCAACGGAGCTGCCCTCATGAGCGCGATCGCACTGAAAAATCCCAAGCTTTTCTTCGACACAATTCGCGCGGATGCCGGCCTATTCCGCGGCAGCCTATCGACACCGCAGGTCGAAGGCCTAAACGCCATTCTGGCTGAGGACGCAAAGCTAAAGCAGGATCCACGCTGGCTAGCCTATGAGCTTGCCACGGCGTTTCACGAGACGGCGCGAACTATGCAGCCGGTTCGCGAAACGATGGCAGCGAACGACAACGAAGCAATCGCCATCCTCGATGCTGCTTTTGCCAAGGGCCAACTCCCCTGGGTGAAGACGCCGTATTGGCGAAAGGACGCCGAAGGCAAAACATGGCTCGGCCGTGGCCTCGTGCAGTTGACCCACAAGCGCAACTACGAGCTTCTCGGCAAGGCACTCGGTGTCGATCTCATTTCCGATCCCGATCGCGCCATGGAAAGCCAGGTGGCCGTCGATATCATGTCGATCGGCATGCGAGATGGCCTGTTCACCGGTAAGAGCCTCGCCGACTATTTCAACGGCAAGAACACCGATTGGGTGAATGCCCGCCGGATCATCAATGGCGTCGAGAGCGCCGAGAAGGTCGCCGGTTACGCCAAGTCCTTCTATTTGGCTCTGAAGAACGCGGCATGATCCAGAAGGCGCTCATCATCGCTTGCGGACTGCTTCTGTTAGCCGTTGCCGCCATGGGTCTCGTTGCTCATAGCCGGGGCCAGACGATCGGCACGCTTACCGCAGAAAAGGCGCTCGTCGAGCGGGAGCTCTACGAGGCCAACGCTGACATCGAAGTTTCCGAAGCCAACCACAACCGAATCGTGGCCGAGAAGGACGCGCTTCTTTCCACCGAATTGACCAAGGCCAAAGCAGAGCGCGACGTTGCCGTTTTTATGGCTGGCATAAAGAAGGATATTCAGAATGCTCCGGACAGCACTGCATGTATCGGCAGCGCTCCTTTTGGCGCTCTCCTCGACGGGCTGTATCTCTTCGAGCAACAGCAAGGTGACGGTCAGTCGCGCAACGATCGAATACCAGGCGCAGGACAATCCGGAGAGCCAGTTGCAAAGCCCCGTGCTCCCAAAGGTCCCACCAAAGACCGCTTCGGATCGGGACCTCGCTGAATTTGCACGTGCCTCGTATGAAGGGCTCACAAGTTGCAAGATCACGATCGACAGCTACAAGCAGTTTCGCAGAGCCACAGGGGGAATGCCTAAGTGAACTTCCTTGATTGGCTCAATAGCGGAAAAGGCGAAATCGCGCTGGCCGGAATAGCGGGCTCAGCGGTCTCAGTTGCTATGGAATGGAACGGGATCGTCGCCGGCTTCCGTCGTCTCTTCGTTGGCGCAGTTACCGCCTACTTCATGGCACCGCTGGGCGTTCCATTGTTTCAATGGGCGCTAGGACATTTGGAGGTGCCGGGGGAGCAAGCGGCTGGCGTCGGTGGCTTCATAATGGGGATCGGTGGGGTGATCATCATTGAGATCATCCTCAAGGCGTTTCGCCTGCGGAGCGCCGAACTGGGCGAAGTGACGGACCGCAAGCGGAGGCGCCCCAATGACGCGGCTTAAGCCTAGGCACATCGCGGAAGCCGCAAAGCCGCAGGGGAGGGTGATTGTCGTCGCTCTTCTGATCTGCGCACTCTGGATTGCAGTCGCGATACATCGCTAGGCCGCTTTCTTCTTCGGCCCTCGATAGTTTTCAGGATTGAGGATCTTTCGCGGACCGTTCAGCAGCTCTTGGGCGCTGGGCGCTCCCTCCATGATTAGGTCGGCCCATTCCTGGGCAAGTTCCTTGCGTCGTTGTAGATAGAGCGAGCGATTGTAGGCCGCTTCGACCTTGTCCTTCGGCACATGCGCCAGCATGAAATCGATCACGGCGCGGTCCGCGGGGAATCGCTCGTTCATGATAGTGCTGAAGGTGGAACGGAAGCCGTGCGGCACCTGGCGCTGGTAGTAGCCCGCTCGATTGAGGAGGTACCCGAGCGCATTCTCGCTCATAGGCTTCATCGGCTTACGGGCATTGGGAAACACGTAAGGGCCTCGGCCCGTCAGCTCGCGCAATACGTCGATGGTCTCTAGCGCCTGCCGCGACAGCGGGATGAAGTGATCGCGGTTCCCGTCATCTTTGAATTTCTTCTTGAGCTTCATGCGCGCTGCCGGGATCGTCCACACCGGGTCATCCGGATCGATCGCGTCGAACTCGGCCCACGGCGTTGTCGAAAATGGCCCTGGGCGAGCTGCTGTGAGGGCAAGAAGGCGGATGCCCAACTTCGTCACAGGGTGAGAGGGCGTGCTCTCTACGGCGCGTAGCATCTTCAGCGCTTCGTCGAGCTTGGTGACGGCGGGCTGGCGTCCCTTGGTCAGTGGCGCCATGGCACCAGCGACAACGGCCGCAGGATCTGTGCTGGCACGGCCGGACGCGATCGCATAGACAAAGACCGCTGACATCCGCTGCCGCAGCCTGCGCGCGGTCTCCTTGGCCCCACGCTGCTCGACCAGGCGCAACGTTGCTAGAACCAATTGCTCGTTGATGTCCCGGATGGGAAGGGAGCCGAGGGCAGGGAATACATCACTCTCGAGCGAGCCGATGACGTCAGCGGCGTGTCGCTCCGCCCACATGATAGTTTGATGCTGATGCCATTCGCGGGCGATAACTTCGAACGTCTCGCCGGTGCGTTGCTGCCCAACGAGCTTTTCGATCTTCTTCACGGTGCCGGGATGCCGCCCTTCCTTCAGCAGCCGCTTAGCGTCATCACGGGCGTTTCGAGCATCGCTGAGCGACACATCCGGGTAGTTGCCGATGATGAGGGTTTGCTCTTTCCCATCGAAGCGATAGCGTAGGCGCCAGACCTTCGCGCCCGCAGTGGTGACGAAAAGATAGAGGCCGCCCGTATCGGTGATTCGATACGCCTTATCCTTTTTCGTAGCTTTTCGGAGTTGAACGTCTGTAAGTCCGGCCATAGCGGCGTCTTGCCCCCTGATATGCGATGCCCACATTTCATCGAGAGGATGCCCGCAAAAATGCCCACAAACGCGTGGGCATAGGCGCTACTCGATGCGAATGCATGCGAACAGAGGACACGCAAAAAGCCTTGAGATCAAGGGCTAACGCGAAAATATGCAACACTATGAGAAGGGGAATTGGCGGAAGAGGTGGGATTCGAACCCACGGTACGGTTTCCCGCACGCCGGTTTTCAAGACCGGTTCCTTAAACCACTCGGACACTCTTCCATGCAGTTGATTTGACGCGGTTTTCGGAGCCGGCGCCTCTGCTGCTGTCGCCTATCGCGGTTAACTCAGGCCATGCAGCGTTTAAAGCCGTTCGGGGGCAGCGTCAACAGGTTCTATCGGCTTAGCGGACTACGACAGAAAGGAAGCTCCCTTGCCGACCTGCCTGCTGAGCGCGCGCCGAGCGTGTTCTTCAGAGTGTTAAATTAGTCACTTATTAACCATATTAATTAGAATTGTCCCTATCTCGGCGAAATGCTTCGCAAATTCGCCATGAAAGCCGCATGATTAAAGTCTCGTTAGGTTGGTGGGATTAGGGGTGTCTGGCCCAGATCGGGGCAGATTTCTTAACCATAACGGTCTTGAGCGGCGTGGGACATATGAAACGAGACTACGGGGCGGCGTCATTCGCAACGGGAATGCGATGGGTTGGGCTGTCGCTCATCTGCGCAACGGTGACGGCTTGTGGCACGGCGCCGACTCCGACAAAACGCAGTCACGGCAAGGAATATTTCTCGGAGAAGGAATACGGCGTTAAGGCCAGTCCGCGCGTTGCCACCGGCAACAATATCCCGAAGGGCGGCGGCCGTTATATCGTCGGAACCCCATATGTGGTGAAGGGTAAGTGGTATTACCCCAAGGAAGATTTTTCGTACAGCAAGGTCGGAATTGCCTCATGGTACGGTTCGGCCTTTCATGGTCGCCTGACGGCAAACGGCGAGGTCTATGACCAGATGCACCTTTCCGCCGCGCATCCGACGTTTCCTCTGCCGAGCTATGCGCGTGTGACGAATACGGAAAACGGTTCGTCAATTATCGTTCGTGTCAACGATCGTGGCCCCTATCACGAAGGGCGCATCATCGACCTGTCCAACAAGACGGCGGATATGCTTGACCTGCAGCATAGTGGTACCGGAAAAGTCCGCGTCCAGTATGTCGGCCGTGCCCGCATGGATGGTCACGACATGCCCTACCTGATGGCCTCCTATGTGCCGAAGGGCAGCCGCATTCCGGGCATCAACCCGGGCGGCGGGCAGATCGCCACCGGCGTCATGGTTGCCTCCAACAGCAAGCGCATAACCGCAGACCAACTCCAGAGCTTCGGCGGCTTCACGCCTGAACCGGAGAGTGTCCCGGTGCCGGTCTCGGCGACGTCCTATGCCGGCTCGACCCCGAGCGCCAGCTACAATGCCGCGCCCGTTCCGACGCCGATGCGGTCTCCGTCCTTTGGCGGCGTCGCACCGCTGGCGGAGCCGACGGCCGGGCAGATGGTCGTTCTGCCGGAATTTGGTCCTTTCCCATATGAACGTCCCTTTGGTGGGCAGCGTTCTCTCGCAATGGGGTATCAGGAAGAGGGCGCCAAGACCGTTACCGTCGAGCTCGCTTTCGATGCCGTGATGGTTCGCAACGACGGGCTCACGCAGGACTCCATCCTGGCATCCTTCAAGCGGCAGAAGGCGGCCGCCGCGCACGGCGAGTAA